GATGGGGGTACCCTGCGGCAGTGCTCCGTTAAGGAAGCAGAGGTCGAGGGCTTTGAGCAGCTCCGCGTGGCCGGTAGGGCTGGCGAGGATGAGGTTGAAAGGATAAATAAGTTCAAACTGTGAGAGGACAAACGCCGGCGTGGTGGAGGGGAAGAAGCCATGAAAATCAAAATGGGCGTACCACCAGGCATTGAACTTTTGGTGACGTTTGGCGGCGGAAAGGACGCTGCGATCCTCGACATAGGCGAAGGCGCAGGTGTGGTGGTCGGCAAACATCCAGGACTGGAAGAGGGTTTTGAGTTCCTTGAGGGCTTTCATTAAGTCAGAGTTGGGGGCATCGATCCAGCGGAGGCCGCCGGAAGCTTTGGGGATGGAGAAATGGTTGTACAGGCTGGAACGGGGAGTGGTGAGGCGAAGGGATTCATACTGCTGGTTGAATGCCTGGAGCTGGAGGATCATTTGTTCCACCTTGGTGATGCGCATGATACGGGGAGGAACTTTGTTACAGATGACGGTACGGGTAGCACCGTGGCCGCCGGTGGAAAGGTTGGCGAGGTTGAAATCCCCGCGGAGGAGTTCTTCAAACGTCATTTCCCGGAAACGTTCCGGGCAGTTATAAGTGATGTAAACCATGTGAGTGCTCCTTATGTGAGGGTTATGTTTGTGTTCTGATTGGAGATGGAGGCTGCCGCGAACGCAATCGTCGTCGATTCCGATGAGCATGTCCTTGAGTTGTTGTACTTCTGTACTGATTCTGATGGGCCTTTGTGCTAGCATTAGACACTGATCGTCGAATTTCATTGGTTGGCTCTTTGTAATTTTCTACCAAATCGGTGCTTGACAAACAGGTTCGGACGATGCGATATGTGTTCGGGAGTCACCGTCAGGTCCGCCTGCCAGGATCAGGTGGCGGGGTGGGTCGGGGTAACAAATTCGTGCTCTTGGATATGACCGAAGAGCCTGAAGCGAAAAAAAGCTTACAGTATACAACACAAACGAAATTTAATGAAACGCTAAGACGACAGGGTTACAGACCGAGGAATGCGGATTCACCCTGGAGGTTGAAGGGGGCGGAGAGGCCGGTGTGGATCAGCTCGCCTTTTTTGATGAAGTTTTGGAAGTTGGTGACGGTATAACAGGCGGCAACGCGAACCGTGGGGGCAACACCGAGGGTAGTACCGCAGGCCGAAACAGGAACCTGGGCGGTGGCTTCGGCGTGGGTGAAGTTCATTGTGGCGCGGAATTCCTTGACCTGTTTGGGGTCTGACCAATCGGCGGCGTAGAGCTGGGCATCAAAGAGGGCGGTACGGACATCAAACATGGCTTTAATGAAGGTGTTAAAACGGTTGGCATCCACGATTTTCTGGCGGATCTCGATATTATCCACGGCGAGAAAAACGTAACCGGAGAGGGGCTGGCCGTTCCAGCCGGTGGGTTCCAGACGGATATCATTTTTGGCTTCCGGGTTGATGGCACAGAGAATATCGCGGAGGGCTTCCACTTTGGGCTGGCCGACCTGAGGGTCAAAGAACATCTGGTTGACGATGTTTTTCTTTTCCACCGTATCAAAATCATAGAGGGTGAAGTTGGTCAGGCCATAGCGGGCAAGAAGCTCCGCGATGGTGGAGCCGACCGAACCGCAGCCAATGATGTGGATGCGGCCTTTGACATCATGCGGGGAGAAGACATCCAGGCTTTTGGCAAGATTCATAAGGCACCTCCGTTGGTGTGATATTCGTAATAAGTGGGGTAGTGGTCGTAATAATTGCCATCATCGTCCATCCAGCAGCGGGCGGCGTTATCCCAGACGACGTGGGGTACGGTACCGCCGGTGGGCTTGACGGGAGGGTGCGCTGCGGAATAGACGGGCGGGGCCTTGGTGACAAGGGACTGAGCGGTGGCGGTAAAATCGGAGAGGGTATCGGTGTAGGTAACAGAGATATCGTCTTTATCGTAGATTTTGTTGGCGGCGTAGTCATACAGGCGGGCGGTGAACTCGCCGCGCTTGTTCCAGATCATGAAGAGGTAGAAATCATTGCCCTTGAGCTTATTGACAATTTTGGACTCGTTTTCGTCATCAACGCCGGAAGGGGAAGTGGACATGTTGACGTGGCTGTGGGCCTGGTAGCGGATGTTGTTGAAGATTTCATCGGGCTGGGAGAGCAGCCAGTCGTTGTATTTATCCTGGTCGGTTTCGACGGTGACACCAGTAACCTGCTGGGGGTAGACGAGGATATCATAGATTTCATACTCGGTGGGGGAAAGTTGGCGCATGAGGCCGTGCCAGGCGACTTCGGAAGTGAAATCATCAATGAGGCGGGACTGTTTGGCCCAGGCATCGGCGGTAAAATTGATGTTGATTTTATCTTTTGCCTTTGTTTTTGCGAGCTTGACAGAGCCGGTGAGGAGCTGCTGGCGATAGAGTTCAATGGCGGCATCCAGAGCGGTCTGATCAATGTGGATAACTTGCATGGTTATTCTCCTTCCTTAACGGAATCGTTTGCGGATTTGAGCTGTTCAATGGCCTGCTTGGGGGTGATGGATTCACCGGCGGCGGTCAGGATGACGGGGATATTTGTGTGATAGGCGGTGGCGAAATCATCAAAGAAATATTTGGTGGAGATGGTTTCGACGAGGTTCATGCTGCTGGCGCTCTGCTGACAGATAGCAATGGCGGCAATAAAATCTCGGCGATCCTCGGCGTCCTCCAGCATGGGTTCATAGTTACCGAGGCAGGAGTGATGATTGATGTGAGGGTTGGGAACAGCCTGAACAACGTTCATATTGATCGCGTCAGACATGGCTGTGACATGGCAGTCGTAATTAAGCTTATAGGTGGCAGCGAGTTTGATTTTGAAGATATGGTCAACGAACACAGCCCGGAAAAGAATGCGGACATCGTGTTCTTCTTCACCGGTAAGATCCTCATAGGGGCGGTCACTGTTGAAGATAAAGGTTTCGACATCATCCGGGTCATAGTTGGAGAGGAATGTGGTGATAGTGAGGAGAAGCGCTCCATCGTCAGTATCGACGGAAATACCTTTTTGAGTGTGGAGGTAATCCTTGAGTTCCGTGATAAAGGTGGATTCATCTTTGGAGTCAAGGCCGGTCAGCTCACAGTTGATGCTGGTGATGTTGGTAAAAATTCCAGAGATACGGGCGCGGGTTTCTTTCAACTCACGGTAAAGGTTTTCAATAGAGCGCTTGAGATCCGCTTTACGGCGGTCAATGGTACCTTTGAAGAGGGATTCAATCGCTTTATCTACGGCTCTGGAGGGCAGATCGGTTTTGTTATAAAGAGGCTCCGCCATCCGGGCGAGGGTTTCCGAGCCAGTATCCGGGGTGGAGAGGGCGCGGAGGTAAGCGAGCTCATCGGAGGTGAGGGGGTGATCCTTGAAGAGCCAGGGCAGCAGGCGGGGCATGGCCGAGGCAACACGCTGGTAAAAAAAAACACTGCTGTAGAGGCCGCCGTCGCGCTGGAACTGGACGATGGTGATACGGGCGGCTGCATCCTGATAAACTTTGTACTTATCAGAGAGATAAGCGCCGATATCCTTGACTTCCTGGATGGAATCGGGGATGGTGGCTTTATCGGTGACAAAGAACAGAAGGGATTCATTCGGGTTAGTGGAAGGCTGGAGGCCGGAATCATCGCCAAGGATGGCAAGGGTTTTGCCTGCGGTGAGGCGGGGGTAAACCGTGCAGGCCAGAGCCTTGGTGAAAATTACTTTGAAAGTGGTGCGGCATGGGGTGTTGTCCTGCCATGTGATGGTGGGCGATATGGTGTTGAGAATATCGGTGTAATTGGGGAGTGGCATGGTGATTCATTTTTCCTTTCTGATTAGATTTGGAACGATTGGCCGCGTTTGCGTTGCCCGCTGCCCGCCGCGTGGAGGCTGTTCCTGTAAGGCAGCACCCCGGTGGGGGAAGAGACACCACCGGAGAGGAATCAATCAGGCGTTATCCTGCTTGGCAATGTTGACCAGGTAGCACTTTTCCGCGATACCGAAGTCCGCGAAGGTCTTATCCAGGTCGCCTGCGGCCAGAGAGGAACCATCCAGCTTGGTCTGGCCGGTGGTGTAATCGACATCATGAGCTTCCAGGACGGAGCGCAGGGTGGTGTTGGGATCAACAGGGTAGGTGTTGCGGTGCAGGTTATCGACGATAGTAACGTTAATCATGGTGAAAATCTCCTTATGATGAAATATTTTTATGTTGGATTGTGAATAGGGAAAGAAAAATCATGGCCGGGCTGCTTGTTGTGGGGGTGAGCACCGGCCGTTTTGGTTACTGAGCGGCGGTTTCGTTTGCCGGGGTGGTCTGGGCGACCGGGGTGGAAACTTCAATGCCGGCGATGATGGCATCGTGGTCGGCCTTGAGCTGAGCCAGGGTTGCGGTGGCCTGGGTTTCGATTTCATCCAGGTGCTTCTTTGCGAAACCGATGCGCTCGGCGACATGCTCCTTGGCCTTGGTGATGTCTTCGAGGTCGGCGGGCAGGTCCTCAACGTAGATGGCATTGTCGGTACCGAAGGCGGACTTGGCGAAGCAGATGCCGTAGGTGGACATGCTCTGCTTGGCGGACGGGGCAATGGCAAAGATGATTTCATCGTCATCGCCGGACTTTTTGCCGGGCTTGGTCAGCTGCAGGGCCTGGGGAGCCTTGGTGTGAAGGGTTTTCAGCTGGGCCATGGTCAGGGTGGAGGTGATGGAAAAGGTGGTTTCGTTGATTTTGACAGTAGACATAATGTGTGTCCTTTCTTTGGCGTGTAGCCAATGTAAAAAATATTTGCAAGTGCAGAATGCACGGTTGCTTAGGTTGGGGAATTGGTGAGGGAAGCGAGTTCATGCCAGGCTTCGCGGTAAGTATCGGCGGACTGGATGAAGGTGGGACCGTCACGGATCTCGTAATGGCCGTGGGTGGGGATGATGATGTACATTAGGGTCAACTCCTTTTGCTTGCGAAAACTTGTAAATAACAGGGCGAAATAAAACCTGCCAGACGGGGCAGGGCGGGGAACAAATTATAATAAGGCTGGGATGCGCTGTGAGAAACGAGAAGAAAACAGGCGAGAAACTGCATGGCCACAAGGAAACACGGCCTGTAGGGGCTGTGTGGGGTGCTGAGAGGGATGCGGTTTCATGCTGGCGGGTGACTTTGTGATTTTGATTATATACAAGTTTTCGCAAATGTTCAAGCCGTAAAAATGTTGCTTGATGCGGTGAGAATGTTGCATGGCCGATGACAAAATATGTTCGTTTTTTGGCGGTACAAATCCGGTAAAGTGGTGGGTTAGTAAAAGCAATGTTCCAAAACGGCCTAAAAAATGTGTGTCAATACGACTAGGAAGGTTCAAAACCGGGCTGAAAACAGCACGTCAATAGCGTTTATATAGAAAGATAAAGATAGATATATAAGAGGGCGGTGCGTCCGGCGTTTGGAATGGGAACGGGTTTTGCGCTTGTGTTACGGTTTTGCGGGACTCTGGGGCACGGGTTTATAGGCAGCGCAGGTTTTGGTGGCGGAACAGGAAACAGTGTTTGTTTTGGTGATGGGAATGGTGGGTGCGATGGGAGGAGCGGCGAGGGTGGTGGCGGACTGGAGAGTGAGAGGCTTCGTTTCGGCTTTGGCTTCCGTCATCTTGGTAGGTTTGATTTTGCCGTCAATAACATCGTGCAGGTAGTTATAGCAGCCGATGACGAACAGAGACTTGCGAAGAGGGTCAGCGAAGAAATCATCAATGGTGTAAGGATAAGAAGCTTTTTCGTGAATGGCTTCGTTGCTGTAGTTGTAGCCGTAAGAGTAAACGGTGGTGGGGCTGTGGCGGACATTGAATTTGCGGGTGATGTAGTTGCAGCCGAGCTTGACATAATTCATGAAGGCGGCAGAGCTGTAGTTGAGGACATCGCGGACGGGAAGAGAAACGGGGAAATCAGCAGCGGCAATAATTTCATCATAGAGGGTGACGATGCGTTTTGCCAGGCCGGTTTTGGTGGTGAGGAACCAGTCGTCCTGGGTTTTGAGCTGGCGGATGGCGGCATCAAGAGCTTTTTCGGAAGTGATTTTTCTTTCAAAGTCAGTCATGGTAAGTAATTCCTTTCTTGGTTTAGAGTTTAATAGGCAAAAGAAAAAAAGCCTTGCGGGTGGGCAGGGCTTTTATAGTGGAGTGATTTAATTAGAGGCTGAGCTTAGTCGGGTTTTCATCGGCGATTTGAAGGGCGCGATAGAGAATATTGGAGATGGCTTTATTGGTGAGAGCCAGCAACTTTAAGGTCTCGGTATCGCTGGTGCAGGCAAAGGCTTCAAAGTGGGAATTGAGATAGTCAACATAAGAGCTGAGAAGAAGAGAATCGTTTTCGTCGTGGTAGGCTGTTGCGGTATCGGCAAGGATGCGGGTACGGGCAAGGGCAGAGATGACAGGGGTGTCACGGAAGTTGATAGGATTATAGTGATCGGTTACATGATGGATGGTCCATTTTTCCTTGCCGGTACATTCAAGGATGAAAAGGCGGGCGGTACTGTACTCCAAGTCGGTATCAATATCGTTCTGGACAGCATCAATCTTATCAGGGGCAGGGTCGAGATTATAAATGCTCTGGCCGGAAAGTTCTGAGATGAGAAGCAGGCGGGGATGACTGGAGGAAAAACCTTCACGGCTGCCGTTGTTGATGTTGGAAAGATAAGCGGAGGTCATGAGAAGGTCCTCACGGGAAGCGGGGATGGGGTAAGCGAATTCATAGAGGAAAGATGTGAGCTGCTGAAAATCCATAGGATCGCGGTTGACCTGGATGACCATATAGGGTTCATTGTCGGCGCCGAATTGTGTGGCCGGAGGGGTGAAGGTGCGGAGCTGGGAGAGGGTGATGTGATGAATCATGGTTAGTCCTCCTATTCTGTTTTATCGTTTTGGATAAGGTCGATGAGCCGGGACTTAACAATATTCAATCTGTTTATAAGAGTTTTGCGTAATTTATTTAAGTCTTCAAGGCTAGAACTTTTGACAAGTTCCGTATAGAATAATTCAGAAAAACAGTCTTCATATGATTTTATAAACAGAACATTATCTTCGACCCCGTAATTGACTGGTGAAGTAGGCGTATCTGAGACCTGATAGAAATTGTAGATAAACTTTTCATACCTGTTTTTACTATCATCACGCTCTATAAGGAAAACACGATGGGGGTTACGATCCAAACTAAGCCTAACGGTCTCCTGACGGGAATCAAAAGGAGGAATGGCAGACAAGATATAAGAACCGATATGATATTCATGAGAGATGATAAGCCAACGGCTTACTTGTGAATTTTTATTGCGAGGCTGAGTACAGATTTCACCTATGATATAAGCAAGATCAGCACGGGTTCCAACAGTAGGAGCTGTAAGTTCATTAAGGTGGCGAACGATATCATAATAGGATACCGCAGATTGATTAACTTTGGTGAAATATATCGTTGCATCCGGTTTTCCATCGCAATCAACAACAAGGCTTTTGGGAATTTCAGCTAAGGCTTCAAGCTGTTTGACGTTAAGATAAGAGATCATACTTAACCCTCCTTACTTGAAGATTCTTTAGAAGAGAATATTTCAAAAGAACAATCGCCGTGACCACAACTGTATTTAATTTTAATACGAGGATTGCCTGTTAAAGGGTTGGACTTGTCAGCACGAATAATGCCGTAAGGGTTGCCGCAGTAGGGACAACGGAGGTCAACAAGATTTTGGTAAAGCGGTTCAATTTTCATCCAGTTTTTGGAATGCCACAGGATAGCATCAATCAAGAAGCTGCGGTTACTTTCGGATATATATCTGGATTTTGTATTGTTAAGTTCATAAATAACGGGGCCCTTACCTCTTCCACCTTCTTCATAACAGAACGAGTAACCAGCGGGGATACTGGGTAGGTCTTTCAAGATAGTTACTTTATAAACCATAGTTCAATTTCCTTTCTTGAATCGTTTTGCACCGCAGGTTAATGCACAGCGGCGAGGACAGGGGCGGCAGCACAGCAGAGGGTTTTGCAGCCGATGACGCGGCCTTGGGTATCGCGAACCATGCAGCAGGGGTAAAAGACATCAGAGCGGGTGGGAACGCGGGAGGCGACAAGAGCACTGACAATATAAATCGTATTGGGCATGGGGTTTGGCAGGTTTTCGACATCGCCATAGTAAGAGTGGGAGATGGGGATGGTTGTACCGGAAGCGGTGGTGAATTCGCCGTCGGAGATGGATTCAACATAGACGCGGGCAACCACGCCGAAGGGCTTGATGGAGGCGGTGCCAATGTTGATTTCGTGCGGGGTGAGGTTGAGAATTTGGGTAGACATGGGGCGGTACTTCCTTTCATGCTGCGCAGCTTTGTGGCTTGCGGATTCGTTTTTGAATTTACAATTTGTTCATGATATTTGTTATGGTGGTAGAATTTATGCGGATTTTTACTTGAAAAGTTTGGTGGAAACGGAGAAATAATTTTGTTTTGCGGTTTGGCTTATGATTGGATTATACAACGAATGGTTGTTGCGTGCCAGTACAAGATGTTGGACATCAGTAATAACAGCGGCGTTCCAGATCATATTCGCCGTGGGGAGTGAGGCCGTCGGGGGTGGACCAATCGCAGGCATCCTCTTCGTTTTCGGCAGAGGGGCGGATGATGGGCCAGGTGACGACATAGCACAGGGCGGTGAAATCCTTGGCGATTTCGTTGGGGCAGATGGCTGTGGCAACGTACTGGGCGATACCGTGGTAACAATCATAGGAGCAGTAGGCTTGTTCCAGGAGGATGAGGGGTTTGCCATCGTAAGAGCAGGCACCGTTGAGTTCCAGGCGGGAAAGTTCGGACTGGAGGTTGAATGGGTGGCGGGTTTTGGTTTTCATTTTGGTTTGACCTTTCTTTAGCAAACTGTGTTGTTATGAATGGGGTAGCGGCGCTTTGACGTTCAAAAATCAATCTTGAGGCGGCGCTCTTTGACGGGGATATTTTCAAAGTAGTAGCCGTCATCGTAAGTGTTGGGGATGCGGGTGCGCTTGATATCGTGGCGAATGGTGGAGAGTGGGGCGGCAAGGAGCAGGGAGAGGATAGCCCCGGCAGCGGATTCAATCTCGGAATCAGGGCAACCAAAGCCGATAAGCGGGTCAGTAAACCAGGACTTGGAGCTTTCTTCCAAACAGGCATCGCCGGAGTAGGTTTCGCTTTTGGGTTCGATAGGGGTTTTGAGGTAGTGGAATGGAAAGAAGGGGTTATTGTCCAGGCTATAGGAGTAGTAAACGCCGTTCATTGCGAAGTTGATATAGCTGGTGTGGGTGACGGTGATGGGGGCATTGGGGACGGACTGGAAGAGGGCGAGTTCCTTTTGAAGGTTGGAAATCAGCGGTTCCCGCACTTTGGGATGGAAGGTTGAAGAGGATTCAATGCGGCGCTGCGTTGCGGTGCAGGCTTCTTCCAGGTTGCGGTCAGAGAGGACGGCGGGATACAAGGGTTTCACTTTGCCGCCCTGGGCGGTGATGAGCTGGGCCAGGCGGGTGAGGATGCGGGCAGAATTATACTGCCAGGAGGTTGCGTAAAGACGTTCGTTCTCTTTTAAGACAATCATTGTGGGGCTTCCTTTCATCTTGTGATTCAGTGTTAAAACCAGGTGATAGAATCAAGATCGGCGGCAGGAATTTCTCTGCGGTCGGCAAAAATGCCTTTATATTCCGGGTGGTCGGACGGGATGAGGAAGGCGGTAACATCTTTGGCGCTCTCAAGCGTTTTCTGCACGATTCGTTCCGCAATGATGGTGGACATGGCAGTAAAATAAGTAACGCATTTTGCGTAGGGAATATAAAACGTGACGGCGTACTGGCGCAGTTCAGGCTGCCAGATGCGATAGGGGTCATTCAAGGCTAGGCTGCGCAGATTGACAAAGTGGTTGTGGTGTGCCTTGATTGCGGCGCGGCATTCATTCAGGACCTGGGCGGTGCCGGGAATGATATCCGTGGGGAGAACCGGTTCGTCATCGGTGAAGTAGCTGCGAATAGCGGAACGGATTTCATCTATCGTTTGGCGGCTGTTATAATGGCCGATGACGGTAGGTGCGTGAGTGGAATCAGTGAGAATGAGAGCGTAGGGGGTATTCATTTTGCAGCTTCCTTTCATGATTCAATACGGACAGGGAAACGGCCAACAGAATGAAGGGGTGGCGAGTGGCCAGGGCGGGAAGGCCAAAGAGAATGGCGCACTCGGCGGCGCTGAACAGGGCGAAGCGGGTGAGGAATTTTGTTAGCTTTTTCATGATGGGGCTTCCTTTCGTTTTATGGTTTGGATTTGTAAAAATAGTTTTATTCTGGTATAATATAAGAAAAATCAAGTTGTAAAAGAGGTTTTAGAATGGAAAAGCAATTCAAAACAGCAGAGGAACAGCTGGAACATATTCGACGGCTTGACAGAGAAAGGCAAAAACGTTCAGCACTTGCAGGGAATCGCAACATTAGGAAAATTGTTTTAGTAAAAGAGGACGATGAAGCGCTTTCTGCTATACTTGCAAAACTCGACTGCACGTTTCCGCAGATGATACGGCGGCTGATTAGTGGGGAATATGAAATTCATCTTAGAGATGAAAACAAGCAATAAAAAAGGAACCGCTCTGTGAAAAGCGGTTCCGGTTTGGGGATTCGATTTTGAAATTAGTTGCAGTTACGGTTCAACGTAAAGGTTTTCAATCGTAAAGCCGACTCTGACGCGATCTTCATTTGAAGTTTCGATTCTAACATCAATATCCAAATTAAATGCAAGCAGCATCAGATCTTTGAAATGCAAAAATTCATCAAGCACCAAAACAAGTTCAACGTCATGTTGGTTTACATAGGGGATTAGCTTGAAAGTTACCTTATCATTCAGCGGATAGGTTTTGGCATACTCGATGTATTTTGTGATAGCTTTTTGCAGCTGATCCATTTTTTGCAGCTGAACGGGATTTACAATCAGGGTTTTGGGGCGTTTGAGTTCTTTTTCAACTGCTTTTCCGATTGCGTAAATAACAGAATCGTGCGGGTCAGCGTCAGGGCCGAGATCAACGTTTTCAAAATCGAATTCAAAAGTTGGGTCCATTGTAAAACTCCTTTGCGTTTTGAATTTTGCGAGGGAATTGGGCTTGCGAAACGGCAAACCCTATGTAATTTCATTTTACTACCTATTCGCAAAAGAATCAACAACGGGCGGCTTACCACTCTGCATTTTTATGGGCTTGTGACCATCCAGAAGGAAATTCATTTTTTCAATTCATTTCCCTTTTGGGCTGCATTAACAAGGGCAGACTTTAACCGGTCTGCCAGCGGTTGGGTTACGCTTTACGCTTCAATCGTGTACGGCTTGCCAGTGGTCAGGTGGTACATGACGTTGCCAACAATGATTCGCATTTCCTTCGGGCTTGCCATTCGGATTGCCAAAGCGGTTTTGCCCGCCTTGGTCATGCGGTTTTTGATGTAGTTGATGTCCTTGGAAGTGACCTTCAAAGCGTTCAGCTTTTTGGCCGGTTTGACCGGCTTTTTGGAATCGGATTCATCGGTCGGTTCCTCTTTGGGAACGTAATCAATGAACACGATGCAATCAACGATAGCTTGCAAGTCACGAACCATGCTCTTCATGCTGCACGACTTGCGGGACAGGTTTGCGAATTCGCCGTCAGCATCCTTATATTTTGCGGCGAGTTCATTCTGTGCTTTGGCATCGAGTTCAATTTCGGTGCCAAGGTTCAGAGCCAAGCTTTTCAGCCAGGATTCAAGATAGAAGGGCCACTGGCCATTGACGGCCAAAGTGCCCTTTTCGGGGTTGCAATGCTCAAAGTCAACCAGGTCGATTGCATTGCGGGCCTTGCGGTCATCGACACTGATGGTTACGGTGCCGTTTTCATTCTGCTTTTTCTTCAGCACCTTTTTGGTCATTTCGCCGTACTTGCAGGCGGCCAGCATGGGGGATTCTGCCTGATAGCAGGTCAGGTAAATTTCGTTCTTCTTCAGTTCGTTGTACTCGTCAATCACGTTGGTCAATGCCGTTTCAGCGGTTGCGAGATCCTTTTGGGTTGCGTCATCGGCGGCCAGAAGGTCCTTATATGCCACGGTTTTTAGCTTAATTTCGTTTTCAGCGGTGGCAATCAGGGTTTTCAGTTCGGCCATATCGGTGGTTTTCAGTTCGGTTTTCATAGTCAAATTCCTTTCATTTTGGCAATTCCGTGGGGGATGCTTTCCCTCATCAGGTATAAGAGCCAGTCCTTACACGACAAAACCGCCCTTTCTTGCGAAAAGGCGGTCTGTTTCGGTTTTATGAATAACCCCTTGCGGGGCGGAATTCGATTTCCGAGTCAAGTTTATACTCCTTGTGTGATTGAATCCGCTTCATTTGCACGGCGGGGTTTTGCGGTGCCAACGGTTTTAAGCAGTCAATGCCCCATCGGAGATAGGACAAAAAGGCACACTGATAACATCGGAGATATTGCCAGTGTAAATGCCAGTCGCTTTAGAATCCGTTTGCAAAATCAGGTTCATCAAACGCATGGGGAGGTCTGAAGTAACAGTTTCCTGGCATAGTTTTCCCAAACTTTACCTAGTTTTCGACTTCAGCCCGATTTATGCTTCGTTCAAGCCGAACTTGCGAATAGCCAATCGGTTTTTTGTTCGCCCTGCCATTTTCACTAGGATAACAGGCCCCGCATTTTTAGCAAAATGTACTGTTTATTTTTAGGTCAGAACTAGACCGCGTGGGAAGGTGTAAGCGTTATGTACCGCGCCGCGTTGTGTATCGCGCCGCGCGGTGTATCGCGCCTACACCTATAACGTAAAAAAAACAGGGGTATTATTCCAACTTTTCAAAAAATTTTTAGAAAATTCTAAAATAATAATCCGCAATTAAAACATAACAAAAAAATACCCCGTTATACTATCCAGCTTCGGGATAACATAACGGGGTATAGCGGGGTATTATGGAGTATTAGAAGGTGGAAGGTGTAAAGCCATTATTTAACAGAGCTTTACGGCATGTTGCAAGGGTTTTTGAAACTTTTGATTGACTCCAATCTAATAATTTTGAGATTTCTTGCTGCGTATATCCAGCGGCGGTATAATAGCATATATCCTGACCCCGTTTAATATCACGCAGAATATAACCGATATCTTCCCAAAACAGCGCGCGCGATTGAATTGTATCGGGGTTACTATAACGCGGCTCTGTTAATCCGGTACCTTTACCCTGTATTGCGTCATTATTGCCTTCGGTTAACTTTTCTACACTTTCAAGTGGTACTGTTTTGGTGCATGTTTTGCCGGTACTATCTATATAGGTAACACGGCCGGTTATACGCGCCGCGCGTTGACTGTTAATCCATTTGTTTGCCGCGTTAATACCGTACGACAAAACAGCGCGGGGGCCTTGCAATAGTACAAGCTCTTTTGAGCTTCTCTTTTTATATATACGTATAACAGTAAAGTTACTATCCCCGCCTTGTACCCAATTATCAAGCGGCTGTTTTGCGGCGGCTGCAAGGTTAACATAGTGCAAGGCAATAGTCTGGATTAAATCAGCGGCGGCCGTACTGTTATCGGGCCATATTCCACTAGTGGCATATCTGTTAATAGCTTGATATAGGTCCCGAAGGGTATCGCTATACTGTTTATCATAGGCGACTTTTGCGGCGGCGGCGGCGGCTCCAATAGCCGCGCGGTATATTGGAGTGATACTATCTGCAAGTTTCCACTTTTGCGCCGGCGCGGAAAACTCAAAGTGTAAAATTACATTTTGATTTTTGTCACTCTTTTTTTCGTTCAACATTTTTTGTGCCTCCATTTTTTGTGTGCTGTTTTTTGTGTGCTTCGGTATAACATGTGGTATACATGTTATGTACAACTATATAATAAGTAGATTTTTACCCCGAAGCAAGATATTTGAAACAAATTTACAAATATATGAAACAAATGTATACAAATAAGTGCGGCGTTATATGCTGCAAGTAGAAGGCGGCGGGGATTAAAGATATAGCGGGGTATGAATACTATATGCTATATAGTATAGGTCAGCTGACCCGACGGCATGGCACGGTATATAGTCCCATAAACAGGACTATAAAACAGCGCCTGGTATACCCTCTGTAAAGCAAGAAAAGCGCCAAAAATCAGCATGTCAGAAGGCCATAAAACAGCGCTATACCGCTAAAAATTCGCTACTTGCAAACCACGTTCAATAGTTTGCATAGGGGGGGCAGGTTAAAAAGAAAAAATAACGTGTGAGCGTGGAAAATGGGTCAGTTATTCCATCTCACTCCCGGCTCACAAAACACAAACCAGCGTACCTACGTTACTTCTCACTCTTCCACCTCCACACCTCCTCTTCTCCTTTCTCCAAGCCCCTCCTTTCCTCCACTTTCCTCCCTCTAGATCCCTGTTTCCTTAATCGTTCCCTTTCTCGGAGAAAACCGCATAACAATCCGCTTTCTAGGCTCCTTTGGGGCCTTATTTTTTTACTCAAAAACGCCATAAAAACGCACAATTTGGCCACTAAAACACGCAAAAACAGCGCCAAAACGCTAAAAAACGCATAATTTCCGCTCGAAAACGCCTCAGAACGACTCTGGCGGAGCTTTTTGATCCCCGAAAATGTCCTCTTTGGGCCTTCACCAGAGGTAGATCCATCCATTTTGAGACTAGATCCGGCCAATAACGAGCACCACGGGGCTATCACAGGGCACTCTGATCGCCTGTTGGCTGTCTTCCTACCTATTTATACTGTATAGCTGGTTCTATCCGGTTCTACGGGCAAAAATTGAGTCCCACTGTCGCTAGACAGGGGGTAGATGGGGTCCCGCTGTCGTCAGACAGGGGGTATTCTTTCGCCCCATACAGGCGGAGCCTGAAATGCCCCAGGCGCAGCCTGTTACGCTTTCTCCTGAAATTTATTTTTTGCCACTGTTGACTTCTTGTAATTAGCAGTGCTATAATAGAACCATAAGATAAAGCTCCGCAGGATAAAGCTCCGCAGGACACACCACACAGGAGGGAAGCCCACTATGAAAAAAAGAAACAGCGTAGCTCACTTTATTCCCCGCACTGTTACTATGCAGGAAGCCACAGAGGCCAAGGGTGGGTTGGACCTACAAGGTGCTGCAAGCTTACTGATGGCAATGATGCAAGCAAGTGCCGATACTGACGGTCACAACGCCCTGATGGAACAGCTGGCATCCGCCATGGGTTATAAGCTGGTACGCGAAACACCACAGCCGCGCCAGCGGAGCCGCAGTAAGAAAGCCCGTGCCGCCCGCTATGCACAACCCAAACTGAGCCTGGTAAAAACCAATGGTGTGGCAAAACCAACGCCGGCAGAGCCGATCCGCAGCCGCGAGGACTTTAACGCCATAGCCACCTATCTGCACACCCAGGGACGCCCGTATAACAGGCAGCGGAACTATACCTTATTTATATGTGGTGTGGCACTGGGCCTGCGTGTGGGCGATCTTTTACGCCTTACCGTTGATGATGTGTGGGATTGTGAGCACAACTGCCCGCGCCACCGCGTTATTATCATCAATGAAAAGACCGGAAAGCGCACCAATGACCTGATTACCCCGCTGGCAGCAGGCGCGATTACCGCCCTGATTGAAGAGATGCGGGGCCGAACCATGAATGTGCTGAAGCCGGGCTGGCCATTGTTCCAAAGTATGCGCAGTCCTAAGGGAGTGCCGCAGCCGCTGGACGAAACCCAGGTGTGGCGGATCTTGAACCAAGCGGCAAAAGAGTGCGGAATTAAAGAGCATATTAGTACCCACAGCCTGCGCAAAACCTATGGTTATGCTGCAAACCACGCCATGACAGAGGCCGGACTGCCGGCTGGCCAGGTGATGGAAACGCTGCAAAACAAGTTCCATCACAGCAGCCAGAGCATTACGATGCGCTACATTGGCTTGAGCCAAGAGCAGATTGATGCAACGGCAATGGCGGTAGATACAGTGTTGGGAGTGCCGCCGTTGGCTACTATATAACGATGCCCATTGAATTTGGGTGCCTGGCAAGCACCCACTTTTTTACCTTTGCTAAATACAAGTTTTCGCAAATGAAGGAGGCAAATAATTTATGGAAAACCACAACACAGGCACCATCAATAGCTCCGTTAGAGACTGCATGGGGTATTGTTTGGCAAAACCGGGCGACAAAGTACGAATTACCAAAACACACCGGGCAGGTATACATCAATATTTGGCCTGCGAGGGCGATACGTTTGTTATTACCAAAGTGACGGACGACCAGATTCCCTATGGGCGGTGGCTGCAGCCGAGCGGTATGCTGGCGGTCAGGGAGCTGAAGCTTGACCCAAACTGCTGCACGTTAATTACGCCAGAGGAATGTGGGGCACCGGCTGCTACACCAGAGCCAACCACGCTGCGCAGTGTGACGATTGATGTGAGAGACCCAAAGGCAGCACATAAGGCCGTGGATGATGCGTGCGCAGAGTACCAGGCCAGCCAGACGAGCCGCTGGAGCACGGCAGAGACATGCAGCGCAAAACTGAGCGCCCGAAGAATGATGGCCCCGCTATGTGAGCAGGGTGTCAGCATGGTTTGGTTTATTGAATCAGATCCAGACCTCCGGCACGTTTGCTTGGAATGCGACAATGGTACCCCGAACACATGGGCGAAAAGTCATGGCTATTCTACCAACTATGTGCAAATCACCTTTAACGATAACGTAGACTTCGATGAATGGATTGGCCGTTACGCCTGCCTGTGCGCATTAACGGGCGAACCTATTGCCGATATTGTTATGCGCAACATTAAGATTGACACTTGAATAATTAACAAAGTTTTGGAGGTAAAAACCAATGAAGAAAATCCCTACCTTATATAAGCGCGAGTTCAGTGGCCACAAGATTACCGGAATCCATGACGAGATTACGCCGGGCTGTGAGGCGGCGCTGACGGATGAGAGCATTGCCACATTGAAGCTTGACGGTGCCTGCTGCGCAATTATTAACGGCGAATTCTACAAGCGCTTTGATGCCAAGCCGGACAGAGCAGTACCAGAGGGCGCGATCTCGTGTGACGAGCCAGACCCGGTAACTGGCCACTGGCCCCACTGGGTGAAAGTGGCGGCAGATAACCCCGCGGACAAATGGTTTGTGGAGGCGCGAAACAACAGCTGGGATGACCTGCCGAATGCAACTTATGAGGCGATTGGTCCGCACTTCCAGAAGAATCCCTACGGGCTGGACAAGGACGTGCTGGTGCGACATGGCACGATCAGTATTGATATCCCGAACCTAAGCTTTGAGGGAATCCGGCGCGGGTTGGAGTTGGCCGCCATGGAGGGCATCGTGTTCTGGCATGAAGGAGCGCCGCTGTGCAAAATCAAGCGCAAAGACTTTGGCTTTAAGTGGCCGGTGACGCAAGACGAGCTGAACGCGGAGTTTGGGGCAAATAATCCTGATCCGTGCGAGTTGGTGCGGCGGACGGCGGCTATGTACAGCAGGCGTGAATTTCCGACAGATATGACCAAGATGTTTGAGACTGAATATGAAGCCGCCAAGGAGGAAACTCAGGCATGAAAATTATTGACTTCGAACGCAAGGGCAACCTGGTACGGTTCTACCTGGGTGATGATGACCTGGTGGAATGGTACGGCGATGACTGGAACGATACGCCATATGAGCATAACGCAGAACGAGTCTATGACGAATACATCAAAGGTTACTGCGATATGATGTTCCCGTTTGACGACCTGGTACTGGAACCTTGCTGCGGGACCTGCAACAGCGGCTGGTGCAAAGATGATATGGTGGCGCAAAAAGTGCCCTGCATTATTCAGGTGCCGGCTGCAGTACATAGTGACAGCTTCGATGAAAGTTTTGACCACTGGGTTGGAGCCAAGGATGTAAATAAGTTTTACTTTGGCATGACACTGGGAGCTGATAGCTCTACCGTCATCAAATACGAAAATCATATGAATAAGGAGAACAGACAATGCGATTGATTGACGCTGATGCCATGCAAGTTGAATGGCTGGCCAGAGAGCTTGATAACAAAACTTATAATACAAACGACATGCTTGACAGTATTGACGAGCAGCCCAGTATTGACCCCGAATACAAACGCCCCACGACGTATATTGTTGGCGAGCAGGTACCGACTGAACATATCAAAGATTACAATCATACGATCGCCTTAATGTTTGAAGATATGGTGGATTTTGCTGATCGTTATGGTTTTAGCCGTGATGAGATAGTAAGCAGCATGATCTACGATATGCACACTTTGAGCGGTTACTGCGATATGAATAAATACCGGCCGCTGCCGGAATAAAAGAGGCGCGGCATGACGATTGAATTATGGCGGGGCAGCTGAACGTCCGCAAGCAATTTGATTTTGAATAATGGGGTCAAGGACAGTGACATCCATATTTTTACAAGGAGATTTTTTATGGGAAATTTGCAGGTATTCAAATACGAAAACAACGATGTGCGCACGGTGGAGATGAATGGCGAACCGTGGTTTGTAGGCAAGGATGTAGCTGCTGCACTTGGTTATGGAAAGGGAAAATCTCTTGCTAACGCTGTAACAAATCATGTTGATTCTGAAGATAAAGGGGTCACTGAATTGATGACCCCTGGCGGTAAACAAAACGTAACAATTATCAACGAGTCCGGCTTGTACAGCTTGATTCTTTCCAGTAAACTTCCCACCGCAAAACAGTTCAAACGCTGGGTTACCGCGGAAGTCTTGCCGGCCATCCGCAAAAACGGCGGTTATATTGCCAACCAGGAAACCATGACAGACGCGGAACTGATGAGTCAGGCTTTGTTGGTTGCCCAGAAAACGCTAGAAGCCCGCACTAAGCGACTGGAAGAATTGGTTGCTGCGAACAAACAGTTGGAAAGCGAGAACGCTGAAATGTCTGGCAAAGCACAGTATTTCGATGCCGTGATCGATCGGAATCTGCTGACCAACTTCAGAACCTTTGCCAGCGAATTACATATCAAACAAACTGTGCTGGTTCAGTTCCTACTAGACAAAAAGTACCTGTACCGTGACACACAGGGCAAACTCAAAGCTTATGCGGAGCGCAACGATGGATTATTTGAGATCAAGGAATTTGTGAACCGCGGTAACGGGCATGCCGGAACCCAGACCCTGATCACACCCAAGGGACGCGAGACGTTCCGGCTGCTGATGGAAGCCGAAGGACTGATTGGTATGTCGGACGATACTGAGGACATGGCCGATGCTGGTTGAAACAATTTATACGGGTATAAAGATTTGCGCTTTGGCTAGTGTGTGCGCCTATGGCTGGCTGAGAGTACAGCAGGAACGCAAAGCTGAGACAGCTAAAGAACAGGCAGAAAAAACTACATGCAAGAATTGCTGTTACTGTCGGATGATTATGACTGATAGCCGGATTGTCTGCGAACTAGAAGAGAAGCTGATAGAACAACCTGACCATTGCACGCTATTTACAGAATGGCCTGAAGACTACACGTCCAGCTTATGTTTATACTGCAAACACTGCAAAAACTATGGCAAGTTTTTTGTTCGTTGCGATATAAGCGGGTTGCGTGATAAAGCCGAAATTACCTGTATTAACTATGAAAAGCGCCGCAAATACTTCCCAGATCTAGGAGGAATACACTAATGACCAATGAAGAATTTGAAATCCGCAAGAAAGAGACTGCCAGTAACATGCAATTATTGCTTGACGAGATGCGGCAACTACATGACTGGATTGTGCTTAACCCAGTAACAGATGTTACACCCGAAAACTATAAGGACTGGGAGAATTCGTTCGGTGCTCTACTTGACAGTTTCGAGATCCTAGACTGCAACTAATAAGGAGAAACTTTATGTCAAAATTAAAAATCGCCAGTGCTATAACTCACGCTTGCGCTGTGGCCACTGCGGTATTGGCTGTTGGAGCCGCCGTACACTTTGCCCTTTACTTAGAAGCTAAAGCGCCAAAGGCTGTAGACACAACTGCTGTATATACCACGCACAAGATCTCCTACGCATTTCTTGAAACGCGGCCGTATACAAACCGGTATGGCGGCATTTGCGGCGCTGACACATACCTGCACTGCGGCGTGATACAGGATGATGGGAGCATAAAAGAAGAAACCGAGGATGTAGATTACGTCACTATAAAATATTCTGATGAAGATTACAGCTACAAGGCCGACTTTTACGACCGCACCACATACGATAATGAATCGTTCGAAGATCGGTATACCAGCACCGTGTACTACCTGACCGACGAGATGATGCGAGACCTGGGTACTGGAGGCAGCATATGAACGAGGCGTGGGAATCTACGGTGGACGCCATACTGATGATCTACATATGGGGACCGCTGATGCTGTTGGCATTGGGGGTTGTATGTACGCTGTTGATTTTTGGCGCGTGGAAGATAACAACAACAGCAAAACACATCGCCAAGAGATATTACGAAAAGTTCATATGTAAAATTTTCATGAACAATAAAAACGAAAAATAAGGTGAAAAAATTTTTATGGCACGACTGATTGATGCGGAGGAGTTTGAGGCGTACTGCATTGAGCGCGACTCGAAGTATTCAGAGGCCGAATGGCAGGCTTATCTGGATGGGGTACAGCGGGTTTTGGAGGCCATTGATGCGGCACCCACCATGACAAAATATGTGCGGTGTGAGGATTGTGACGAGGTGGTGAACTCCATTATACGCCCAGATTTATACTACTGCATGCTGCACGATTGCCCAACAACAAAGGAGGGATTTTGTAATGAAGGGCATATCAAATAAACGATACAGAGATCTTATTGAGATATCAAATCTGTATCTGCGTGGAGAGAAAACACTGGATGAGGTTGTGGATGCAATCAGGCTGATGCTGGCATATGACATGTGGACAAAAATGTTTGAGGAAGCCGATGTTAAAGTCGATGCCATTGGTGGACATGCCCCTGCAAGCCCCTATGACCAGCCTTTGATGGCAGAAACAAATTATTCAGCCCAGCTAAGATACGAGCTGGAAACGCCTGTACGGCGGGCTAAGGAGGTGGATAAAGCACGTCAATAGCCCACGACTGAAGTCGCGGGCTTGCCGAATACGGTGAGTCCAAAGCTTCGGCTGTGCCCGAAAGGGTGTGTTGACTACCCTAAGTGCTTCGAGTACTACGTTACAAGCGAATGTATAGGCACCGGTGGACGTTAATCCTAATCTGCCGCTCTGCGACAACACATCACGTAAAGCTGAGGTAAAGCCGACAGGTGTGGCTGACTCAAACCACTTGTGACATTGGGGAAGGATTCCAACTCTCCGCAAAGAGAGAGCGGCTTCTTTTTAGCCGCCAAATTTTTAGAAAGGAGCATGGTATCATGCAATATGTGTATGTACTTAACAAGCACGGTAAGCCCTTGATGCCGTGCTCACCCGGAAAGGCTCGTTTACTATTGAAAGAAGGAAAGGCTCGCGTTGTAAAGCGCACGCCGTTCGTAATCAAACTCCTGCACGGAAGTGCGGGATACAAACAACCCGTTGCCCTGGGCGTTGATGCTGGTTCCAGGCATGTGGGACTTTCTGCCTGTACAGAGGGTAGGGAACTCTACAAAGAGGAACTGTCTCCCCGTAACGACGTGGTAGAGCTGCTCTCGGTGCGACGGCAATACCGCCGCAGCCGCAGGAACCGCAAAACCCGGTACAGGGCGCCGCGCTTCAACAATCGAGTGCATAGCAAGCACAAAGGCTGGCTGGCGCCGTCGGTTGAAGTTAAAATTCAGGAGCACATCACCGTTATTAAGCGCGTTTGCAGGATTCTCCCAATCGTGCTGGTACGTGTGGAAACCGCTGAATTTGACACCCAGCGGCTAAAAGCCATGTTGGAGGGAAAGCCTCTCCCGGTGGGAAGTGACTATCAGCTCGGCGAGATGTACGACGAATACAATGTGCGCCAGTACGTCCTAAAACGTGATAACTACACCTGCCAGTGCTGTGGCGCACATCCGGCAGAAAAGAAGCCAGTTCGGCTGCACGTGCATCACATTGAAAGCCGTCATGTCGGAGGCAATGCTCCGAACAACCTGATTACATTATGCGCGGTATGTCACAAGGCACTCCACGAGGGGAAAATCACATTGGGCAATGGCAAAAAGCGCGGCAAGCCGCTGCGCGACGCCGCTTTCATGGGAATCATGCGCAATACGCTGCTCGCACGACTGAAGGATGAGCTGAACATTCCTGTCAAGCAGACCTACGGGTACATCACCAAGCTGCTGCGGGAGGAAAACCACGTAGAGAAAAGCCACACCAACGATGCTCGCTGTATTGCTAAAGCTCCAAATGCAAAGCCGTGCGACACTATGTTCCGCACGCGGGCGCTACGTCATCACAACCGGCAAATCCACAAGGCGAAAATCCTTAAAGGCGGCACCCGCAAAAAGAATCAGGCTCCGTACCTGGTGAAAGGTTTCCGCCTTTGGGATAAGGTCCGATATAACGGTGAGGAATGCTTCATTACCGGCAGACGTACCAGCGGGTATTTTGCCATCAAAAAGTACGACGGAACCGTTATCTCAAATAGCGCAAGCTACAAAAAACTTACGCTGCTGGAAGCGGCGACAAATTATATTACAGAGAGGAGTTGAAGGCGCATTCCTCCCACGACTAAAGTCGCGGGTCTTCTGCGCCAAATTTATGACAAGGCTTGAAAAGTTACAAAGCGCAACGGCAGACGATCTAGCCAGTTTGTTCACTATCATGGATGACGACGGCGAGTACCTTCCGTTACTGATGCCAATGAACCTGGTGAAAAACCCAGATAACCTGGACGAAATTATTCAGAGCCAGAGCGAATGGCTGCAGGGCGAATATTGGCCGGGAGATTTTGGGCTTGGTTGTTTTAAGGAACCAGTAATGCCGGAACCAGCGATCTATTCATAAACTGCGACACCGCACGGTATAACATGGTCTGAGACGCGCAGGGACGCGCTATGAGCCACGACACAAGGAGATACGACATGCGCGATACATAAACCAGCAGGATGCGTTAAAAGCGCTGGGAGACGAGCCTGAAAGAACTATTTAACGCAAAAGGAAAGAGCGTGATTTTATCAGCACCGGATCGGCCAGGACTAAATAAACGAGCCGTGACCTGCAACGGCCTGAAAACCAGAAGAACATACCAATGGCTTGACTTGAACGGACAGCGCTATGACCTGGGACTATTTTTGAAGCGACACGTTACGGCCTAGGCGATTGTATAAAACCAGGAACGAAAAGAACCAAGGACGCGATTCCACCAGAACCCATGCGCCCACACAGGGTTAAAGGGGTACGGTTGAGCTTGGGATGCACGCAGAACAAGCGAATGGTCGGCGGATACGAATTCCCGGAGGGCCAAACGCCGAGCAAAAGTACCACCTATATTTCTTTATTAAGGTTTTTCTTATTAAGCGTAAGTGAATGTTGGTTTTACCCCAGGTTTTTCGTTGTTCAAAAACGAATTGGACTGCGGATTTTGCATCGTTTCTGAACATCGTTTTCCAAAATGCGTTTTTCGAGCCGTTTTTTAAGAATTGAATGATTATTTTCGAGCCGTTTTTTAATGCGGCAAAGGAGTGTTTTTTAATGTATACGAATGGTTCCTACTTAGCAAAGCAGGTTATGCAGGTGCCGGAAGAGTTGATTTTGCGCAAGGACGTGTCGGAGTTACTGCCGGTTTACATGCTGATGTACGCAAAGTATTCGCCGTTTTACGATTTACGATTTTACAGTTATACGAGCCTGTCAGAGCTGGTCGAGCTGGCTGGAACGTTTGGGAAAGATTGCCAGCACCGCAGATACTACAACCGTGCGGCAGATGCAGTTGAGTTTTTAGAAGCATGTGGCGTGATTATGACAGAGGGGTACAACCGGGCAAAACCGACCAAACCGTTTAAGTATCGGTTCAAAGATCTGAACGAGGTGTTTGGCAAAGAAGACAAGGACGGAAAGTTTGGTTATGCTTCACTGACCTCAAACGAATATTTCTTGCTGCTAAACAGAGTGGCTACTGCCTATTCTACCGGGCGTGGCACGAACAATCTGTACCGGATCTACTGTTACCTGCGGTTGAGGTACCGCTTGTGGCAGCGTACATACAGCAAGGAGAAGATGGGGTTTGTGGCGACGTGGGTAGGATACATTAAAGCGATTGCCAAAGAACTGCACCTGGCTGATAAGACCGTATCAAACGCCATCCGGGTTATGTACCAGTGTGGATTGGTTATCCCGTACTACGGAGCGATTGAAAAGGGAAACCTGGAATCTGACCGGCCGGAGATGATTTTGGCGCTCCCGCTAATGTGTGGCGACAACATGGTGGAGAAGGTTGTGCGCGAAACAAAGAACCGGTACCGGCGCAAACCCAACCGAGCAGGCTCCAACTGGTACCCGGCAGGCCAGACATGCGGAGCGGAGGACAAGCCAGAACCAGCAGAGGAGGTGATACCGGAACCGGAACAGGAAACCTCACCAGAGCCGCCGATGGAAGAGTTGTGCAACACCCAGTTTTGCGATGGGTGGGGGATGCCGCCTGACAATTACAGTGACTGGGGATTGTGTGAGGATGAAATATTCTAAGCAAAACGAACGTATATTGCCCACTTTACCTTTTCTACAAAAAATATTTTTTTGGAGGTATAAAACTTTGAACAAGAAAGAAGCTGAAACTTTGTTGATACTGACAAATTTTCTGCATGACCTGTGGCAGGGATTTAAGGCCATGGTGCTGGTTGGAGGCTGCATTGTGGTGATCCGGCTGGCGTTGCAGATGTTGGGCACTGTGGCCACGGTTGGAATTTTTGTGGCGCTGCCGGTTTTGTACGCACTGCTGTGGGCAGCACTTTCCCGTGAGGCGTTTGACAGCGGGCGGGTTAGCATTGAAAAGATTTACAACCTGGAAAAAGCCGAAGACAAAGAGGATGACCCGAATAACAAGGAGGACGAGTAATGTTCGCACCACCACTATATATTGTGCGAAAGTTGAACCTGACCTACATTATCAACCATGACTATAACATCCAGATCAGCCAGGAGGAGGAAGAGCGCTTTTATGTAAAGCAGGGTGATAACATGCTGTTCCGGCAGATCAGGCTGCTTACATACGAGAGCAACGAGTACAACCGGTTTGTTGTGTTTGTGGATTGCGTGGGTGGCCAGAACAAGAAGGCAGCCATGAAGCGGTTAATCCAGCACGGGTTTAAGATTGGAAAGCAAGAGTTTGTGCTGAGTGAACGCAGCGCCAGTATGGTGCGGCAGGGGATTTTGAGCTTTGTGGACAGGCGGTTGGCCCACGACCTTAACGTGAGAATTACGATGGGAATACAAATTCAGGAAACAGTATTGAGTAGTTGTTAAAATTGCTCCTATAGCAAGTAATTGTTATTAGCAAACTCCTTTAATTGCTGGAACGCCTTTAGAGCTTAGTAGGCCACAACACAGTGATGAAACAAGCGCAAGTGTGAGAGCTAGAAAACTACCAAGATTAGGTAATCAGCAGCGAAGCTCCGAACAGGGGAACGTTCATCGACTACCGCGAATGCGGGTAAGGCAAAGCGCCGAGAATGGGGAGCATCCTACTGGGATGAAGATATAGTCAGTGCATCTATGGAAACATAGAGAAATGAGGCTTTGATATATAATTGCAAGCTGAAACTTTTGCGCCTAGCGAACGCAGAAGAACAAACCAGAAATTTTACGCTTATCGCGGCCTGATGTATTCCAGCTGCCACTGCATTGAGAACTGGTATCCGACCATTGTGGTAGTGCCGGACTGCTTTGTGACCATACCAAACCAGAACATTAAATATGTATATGACCGCAAGATCCAGTTCAAAGACCGCAAGACCGGGGCTGACCGCGAGTGGGTGCAGAAAGACATTGCAGAAACTACCCGCGACATTGAGATAAACGCTTTTGACGGCTGCGGGATTGCGCACCCTAAAATTATGCAGGAGATACAGCGACGGTTGGGCAGTGAGACGCCTGTGACCAGTGTAGTGTGGCGTATGCCGTACTTTAAGGGCGTGCTGAACCAGATGGACTATGAAACGTTTTTTGCAGAACGCGGGGTACGGTTCATCAAAGACATTTGGGGCGTGGAACACGATGTCAGCCCAGGGGCTGAACCCAAGATTATTGCGTGTGAGAGCATGTACAAGGGGTACAAGTATTTTAAGAAGACCGGCACGATTGCGGACTGGGAGGAATACTGGTACCAGTTCAAGAAGAACAAGCACTGCATTGGCATTGCAAAGTGGCAGTTTGACATTGACACAGAACCGCTATACACCCGCGGCAACTACCAGATTTTGCAGGACCTGGATTTGCCGGTAGACGAGTTTGAGCATCTGGCAGATTACAGCATTGATTGGGTTGAAAAGATTGAGAACGGTGACCCGGTATACACCTACTGCTTTTTGGGCATGCTGGCTGACCGGCACAAACCGCTGAATAATTATTGCGCGGCGATTTTGAAGAACCCGGAGATGCTGAAAGAGGAGGGGGTGCGAAAGTACATAACCAATCTGCTTGGAAAATATAAGGACGACATGAAGTGCGGCAAGTTGTGGCTGCGCGGTAGCTTTAAGTTCTTAGTACCTGACCTGATTATGCTGATGGAACACATTGCCGGCCTACCCTTGAAGGGGGCGCTGGAGGCGGATGAGTTTTACAGTTTTGACAGAACAGGAACAACGCTTGGCGAACGGCTGATTGAACGCAACCCGCACATTTGCAAGAGCGAGCATGTGATCCTGAAGGGCGTGACTAACCCGCTGCTGGAAAAATATTGCGGCCAGTTGGTGAACACGTTGATTGTTAATTGCAAGAGTATTACCCCGCAGAGATTAAATGGCGCGGATCGGATGATGGTCCGGGGCTGTGGTAACACAGCATTTGGAACGGTGTGAACCCTTCGTCAGGGGTGTGGCCTTTATGGGCTGCTAACAGGGAATGCCTGCCTGAGAGATGGCAGGAGAATCCTGTGGCTGGAAACGGCTGCAACGACTATCTGGGATGAGTGTACCAGGGTAAGGCTGCTATTGACACGCAGTTTGGAGCGCACCGCTGCCGGGAGACCGGTAGAAGATATAGTCTACACCTGCAAAAAAACAACGTAGGTGTGTATGACGTGGATCTTACCTTGCTCCTTGACAGCCCTTTGATGATGAAGGGTGTGGACAGGAACGCAAAAATTGTAATTGACATTGAAGATAAAGTAACTGCGCTGGCGGAGAAGGACACGATCCAGAACCGCACGGCGTGCATTATGCGCAGCTTGAAGAGTTTGATTGGTGAGATTTCCAATTACGCGAGCTGCTACCATAACAAAACACCAAAAACTGAGAAGCAGAAAGAGACATACGCCCGGTATGTTGATCTGCTCTCCATAACCAACGGTGGCTTCGCCGTTGTAAAACCGCGTGAATGCCTTATCAGCAGTGTCGCCTAAAGGGCGGCTAACGGTGAAACTCTTTACAATACAGCGTAAAGACAATACCGTGCCAAGCTTTGATTGCCAGTTACTGGTAATTATTGAAAGGTGTAACGACTAAGGGTGATGAGTGTAGCCCTGTAGGCCGGGAGATGATAGCCCGGACACCAAGCGCGCGGCCATGGAAACATGGAAGAGATAGTCTGGCCTGTATGGTGACATACGGGGTAATTGAAAAATGAAAGCCATCAAGAATCGGTGGCCCTGTGCGGTGACGCGCAGTGGAAACAGCTGGTGAACCTGCAAGAGCAGGGTGTACACAGGACAAATGTGGAAACGCAGGAAATGGCGTTTTGTCTGTGTGCTAACAGGGAAACTATCATGGTTTGATACAATCCTGTGCCAAGCCTTATACATATAATAAGGAAGGTCAAGAGACTAGCCCGCAAGGGATGTACGCGATCCGGTGAAAATCCGGCGTGGAAGTGCCAGCCTCTCATACACGCCAAGAGTGTGAGATGATGATATAGTCCACAAGCAAGAATGCGATTTTGCAAAGACGGGTGTGCTGTACCCGGTGCCGCGGCAGATTGCCAAGTATGGCAGACCTTTGCCGTATTTTATGAAGTATGCAAGCCCGTACTATAAGCGGATGAAGCGCCTGAGCTGCGCCCACAGCAACATGAATAAGATGTGTTGGGTTATTGAAAAGTGGGCGGACGGGCTGCGCCACAAAAGGAGTGACGGGTTTGATTACACAATTATGATTGACGCGGAGGTGGGATTTAGCCAGGAGCATTTTGATGCAATTGAAAAAATCTACTTTGAGTTTAATAAAACGGTAGCCGAGCTGGCAGAGACTGAATACCATTGCCGTTACTTTGACCGGTTCAAAGATGAGCTGGAGGCTGAGGGCGTTACAAAGGAGTTTGCCGCCAACTTTGAGGTTGACTGGCAGCTGTACTATAACAAGTTCCGTGCCCGGTGTGCAGAGATTTGCCTTGACCCCAAAGAACTGGCCAACATTGCCGTGATGCTTTGCTACCAGAAATACCCCCGCCGCAGCAAGAAGTTTATGTGGGTGGTGGCCGGCACCGGCATTGTGGAGAATATCCAGCAGGTGAACATTTGCTTGCCGCAGCTGTGCGATGACGGTGAATACGAGTACCTGGGCAAGCGTTATGCCCTGGTGCCGGTTGGCAACGAACTGAACATTGAACCGATTGAAGGAGGAGAGGGGTAATGTATTACAGCTATTATTGCAATGAAAAGATGCTGCTGGATAATTTTGACGATTACAATGAAAGCCCGCGGCTGTTACGGCGGCTGTTGGCGCAGAGTGGGTATGAGCCAGATTTTTGTGCAGATATGCAGCTGGCCCATACAGACCCCAAGTACATAAGGCAGTATGACCGGTTGGACCTAATCCAGCAGTACAAGAAAAAACAGCTGAAGAAGTGTGGACTGCGGCAGGTTGACAAGATCTACCTTTATGAGAGCGACCTGACTTACATCCGGCTGGCGATCCGTACTTATGGGCTGACGCAGCGACAGGTGAAGGTTTTGCTTGGCGTGATTGTTATGTGCCGTCTGAATGGTAGTGACACGCTGGATCTGATGAACCGATACAGGATCAAACAGTTTTGCTCTTGCTTTGGGCGAGATGTGACGGCGATACACATTGATGGCGCGAACTGGTGGGACGGTTATGAAGCGCCGGTGGAGCTGGATGTGCTGAGTGACAAGTGCGGTATATTGAACCGAATTACTTGCAAGCCGGGTCCGGGGCGGATTGGCTGTTTGTATGAGTACCCGTTTTACGATCACAAAAGTGAAGGTGTTTACTGCTGGGATGTGACGGCAGAGAACAACCGGTTGGATATGGATAAATTATGCGCAAAGATCGGGCTGTTTGACAACCGATACTGCGAAAAGTGTGGGGAAGAGATTGCGTGGAATGCCAAGGCACACTACTGCAAGACCTGCGCGGAATTGGAGAAAAACGCCAAGACGTTGGCCCGCGTGACCCGCTACAGAAGCAAAAATAACACCTTGTAACGCTTGAAGCTGAAAACCCCCTATATATGATTATAGAGGGTAGAGTGCCCCTGACCATTATGGCCGGGGGTTCTTTTATTCTCAGATTATTTTTTATAAGGAGATTTTTGAAGATGATTGTTATTTCTAAGGAAGAAGCAAAAATGTTGCGCAAGAAGTTTCCCGGTGTGCATATGGTTACGACCGTGAACAAGACGATGGTGGACGAGCTGCCGTATGTACTGCAGGCTTTGCCCAACAACTATTTTGCGCAGGAAGCTTTGGCTGAGATGGAGCGTGACAAGCACCACACCGAAATTGTGAATACACGGGGTGACGTGAATGCTTGAGCTGCACAAGCTTGCCAAGGAAACGGACAATGAATACATCTACCGTATTTGTGCTGCCAAGGACCAGATCGGCACCTGGGACGATGTGGCGGATGTGATCAATAAAGAGCTGGGCCAGGACAAGGATGAGTGCGTATACCGCAAGAACTGGAAGGCGTTCAGCATGCTGGCGCACGCCAGTGAAACCAACCTGAGTGACGCCCAGCAGATTTTGGGCGAGATTAAAGAGCAGCGCCGCGAGCTGGAAAAAGAAAAGGTTAAGCTGCGGGACGAGCGCAATGAAGTGAGCCGCCTGATGCGGGTACAAGCCCGTGGAGAAAGCATGCGAGAGCTGATTGAACGGCGGTTCAGCGCTTATAAGCCGGAGACTTTTGAACACATTGGGGTAGTTAGTACAGAAGCACTGACGACCGACCTGATTGTTCACCTGACCGACCTGCATGCGGGGATTAAGATTGAGAACCTTTACAACAGCTTTGACCAACAGGTACTGCGTGCCCGGCTGAAGCGTTATGCAGAAAAGGTGTATGTGATCCAGCAGCGCCACAATGGCCAGAATTGTTTTTTGGTGCTGGGCGGCGACCTGGTAAACGGTGAGATCCACCTGAACAACCGGCTGGAAAACAACGAGAATGTGGTGGACCAGGTGATCAGCGCCGGGGAAGCCGTGAGTTGGTTTGTGGCCGAACTGAGCCGTATGTTTGAACATGTATACATTTATAGTGTGCCGGGCAACCATAGCCGGGTGTTCCCCGCCAAGGAAGATAACCAGCACGGTGAATACCTGGACAAGCTTGTGACTTATATTGTGGGCGCACGCTGTGCGGCACTGGGCAATGTAGAGACCTACCAGAATACGATTGACGAGACGATTGCGGACTTTATGGTACGCGGCCGACTGGTGTATGCAGTGCATGGTGACAAAGACACACCGGGCAGCGTGGTACAGACCTTGACTATGATGACAGGTGATAAGCCGGATATTGTGCTGATGGGACACCGCCACACCAATGCCCTGACGACTGTATACGATACGAAAGTGTACGAAAGCGGCTGTGTGGATGGCGCGGACAACTACTGCATGGATAAGAGATTGCGAAATAAACCGGAGCAGAACGTGCTGGTGGTGAATGCTTACGGCGTGGACTGCTGTTACGATATTACGCTGGATTAGAGCGTGGGATTTTTTGATGAGAGGGGATGGTTTTTAGAGTGGGTGAGTATGAGAAGAAGCAGCCCGAATACTTTTGCAGTTATTCGGCGCGGCTTACGAATTTTTTGAAGGCGTTTGGTTTGAGCTATGAAAGCCGGCAGATAAACCCCATTACCCAGACAAGCTACTGTGTGTTTAAGCGCAGCCAGAAATTGATGGATGTGGTGGAGTTTTGGAACGAGTGCCGGAACAACTTCCGTGATTATGATGAGAACGGGAACCGCGCCGATAAGGCGGGTGACTGAACATGGCCGGAAGACCGAAAGGCTCTAAAAATAAAGCTACAATTTTACGAGAAAACGCAGAAGCGCAGGCCAAGATCCGCCGCATGATGGCAGAGGACGATGGGCCTGCGTATTTTGTTTGTGCCTGCTGCGGCAAGCGGTTCATGCACCAGAAGGATAATTTTTCCCCTGCGCAGAGCGAGCTGTGGCGAGGGAACAACCATTACTTTCCGGTATGCAAAAGCTGCATGGACAAGCTGGTTGACCATTATACCCAGGCGCTGGGTAATGAGGATGAGGCCATGAAGCGGGTGTGCATGCTGTTTGACATTTATTACAGCGAGGGCCTGCTGAAAAGCACGGCAAAGCACGCTCCGAACACAAGCCGGATGACAGCTTGGATCAGACATTGCAATATGACCCAGAACCATGGCAAGACCTTTGATACCTACCTGGAAGAAATCAACGGGCGGGTGATCAATGATGTAAGCGATATCAGCGAGACACGACCAAACGGCGGCAAGGTAAGCCAGCGTATGGTTGGGTTTTGGGGGCCAGGGTTCAACGAGGCCGAGTATGTGCGGCTGGACAATGAATACAAGGACTGGATTACCCGGTATGAGTGCTCCACCAAGGCGCAGGAAGAATTGTTCAAAGCGATCAGTATGGCGCAGATTATGCTGACCAAGGCATACCAGACGGGTGACACCAAGAAGGTAAAAGAGGCCAGCGATACTTTGCAGAACCTGCTGGGTAGCGCCAATATTAAGCCAAACCAGACGAACGATAATGCGCTGGCAGAGGCAAACACCTTTGGCACCTTGATTAAAAAGTGGGAAGACAAAAAGCCGATCCCGGAAGCTGCGCCTGAATGGCGGGATGTGGATGGGATTGGCAAATATTTCCGCACTTGGGTGACAGGACCAATGATGGAACTGTTCAAAATCAAGAACCCGTGGCAGAAAGAATACGAGGAAGGCATGGCACCTTATACGGCGCACCGACCCGAATATACCGGCGGAGAAGAGGAAGAGAACGAGAGTATCCGCAACGCTATTTTTGGCACCCCCGGAGAGTGAGGTGGTGCTTGAATGGTGAAGAAAACTGCAAGAGAGGTTACGGAAGATAAGACAAGCCGGATTATGAATGCCGTGGCGCTGTGGGCCAGCTTTTACCGGGCGAACCCGCAGAGGTTTTGCAAGGATTATTTGAACGTAAACCTGAAGATGTTCCAACAGATTTTGATTTATTGCATGGCGCTATGCACAAATTTTTGTTTTATAGCGGCGCGTGGTCTAGGTAAAACGTTCCTATGTGCAATTTTCTGCTGTTGGAAAGCGATCTTGTACCCAGGCAGCTTGATTGTGATTGCGAGCAAAACGCGAAACCAGGGCAGCTTGGTACTGAAAAAGATTGAGCAAGAGTTGGTGCCGCGAAGCCCATTACTGCGCAGTGAGATAAAAGATATAACGATAAACCAGAGTGTGGCGAAGATAACCTTCCGCAATGACAGTGTGATTGAGGTTGTGACCGCCGCAGATACTGCCCGTGGCGGCCGTGCGAGTTTGCTGATCATTGACGAGTACCGCATGGTTGACAAGGAAGTGCTGGATCTGGTTTTGAAGAAGTTTTTGAACTACATCCGCCACCCCGGCTACATGGATGACCCCAAGTACGCCCATTTGGCAGAGCGCAACCAGCAGATGTACCTAAGCTCTGCATGGTTTGAACAGCACTGGTCATGGGATTTGTGCAAGGATTACTTTGTGAACATGTTTGACACCACGAAAAATTACTATTGTTTCCGATTCCCGTACCAGATGAGTATTAAGGAAAACCTGCTGCTGAAGAGCCAGGTAGAAGACGAGATGACAGAATCGACGTTTTCTGACATACGGTTCCGCATGGAAAATGAGGCGCTGTTTATTGGCACGACAGACGGCGGGCTATTTAGCTTTGATGACATTAACAAGCAGCGCAGGATCATAAAAGCGTTCTATGCGCCAAACATGATTTTGAACAATAAGGCGGCTTGCCAGTTGCCGGCCAAGAAGACCGGCGAGAAGCGGATTTTGACGGTCGATATTGCCCTGATGAGTTCTAGGCGCCGTGACAATGATGCCACCAGCATCTTTTTGAACAGTTTGGTGCCGGACAGTACAGGCAAGTGTACCAGCAACATGGTGTACACCGAAAACTGCGAGGGTATTATTACGCAGGATTTGGTGCTGAAGCTACGCCGTTACTTTAAGTATTTTGAGTGTGACTACATTGGCATTGACGCAAAGGGCCTTGGTGCTCCCATTATGGATCTGCTGATGCACGAGTGCTATGACCCGGAGACGGGCGAGACATACCCTCCGCTGAACTGCTGCAATAACCCGGATTTCCAGGAGCGGTGCCCCGACAAGACGGCACCCAAGGTGATTTGGGCAATCATGGGCAGTAGCCAGTTTAATAACGACGTGACAATTGCGTTGCGAAGCGGAATCCAACAGGGGAGAATCCGGTTTTTGGAATCCGAATATGACTGCGAAGAGATTTTGCGGGCGAACATTAAAGGTTACGACAAACTTTCACCCATGGAGAAGATGGCGCTGCAGATGCCGTACATCAATACTGGATTGGCTGTAAATGAGCTGGTGAACCTGGAATATGAAGCAACGAATAATTTGATCCGTGTGCATGAGAAGCCCGGCGCACGCAAGGACCGTTACAGTAGCCTGAGCTACAACTATTACATTGCGCTGCAGGTTGAACGCATGATGAGCAAAAACTTTATGCGCAATAAGAAGATTGAAATGAACTTTAGAGCGCCCAGACTGCGGCATTAAGGAGGCGGCTATATGGAAGAAATACAGCAGAAAAAGGTCGCCATGATCAGCCCGGACGGCAAGAAAAGCTTTGTGCCATTGACGGAATTTATGAGTAAGGTGCGGTATGCGAACCTGGCAAACGTGAAGATCCGCGACCTGGTAAATAACCGCGACTACAACCCTACTTATAAAAAGTACACCAAGAGCCAGATTGTTACCTACTTGGGGAACCCGGCTAACTATGAAGTGCAGCTGCGGCAGATGAGCCAATACCTGTTCAATATTTCGAACTATTACAGGCGGCTGATCCAGTATTTTGCCAACATGAGCACGTTCAGTTACATTGTGGTGCCGTATGGCATTGATTATTCCAAGAATGTAAACCTGCAAAAGTTCAAAAAAGGTTACTATGCGGTAACGGCACAGTTGGAAAAGATGAACCTGCGGCACGAGTTCAGCCGGGCGTTGATGGTGGCGTTTCGTGATGATGTGTATTACGGGTACGCATGGGAAACGAACGATAGCTACACATTCCAGCAGCTGGATGCAGACTATTGCAAGATCAGCAGCATTGAGGATGGTGTATACAACTTTGCGTTCAATTTTTCTTACTTTGATTCCCACAGTGAGCGATTACCAAATTTTCCGCCGGAATTTACCACGATGTACAGTGCGTACCAGAAGGACTCCGGCTTGAAGTGGCAGGAGCTATCAAGTGAGAACTCTATCTGTTTGAAAGTAAACGAGCAGACGTATGTGCCGATCCCGCCGTTTGTGAGCTTGTTCAGCGCACTGGCGGATATTGAAGACTACCGGGCGATCAGTAAAGATGCCAGTGAAGTGAATAATTACAAGGCGTTGGCGCTGGAGATCCCGGTGGGGGATGACGGTACATTTTTGATTGACTACGACCTGTGCAAAGAGTTTTACGACATGCTGTGCAACGTGCTGCCGGAGAACATTGGCGCGATTATGAGTCCGATGAAGATCAGCAGCTGGGACTTTGAAAAAAGTGGAGCTGTGAGCGGCAGTGACGATGTGGCAAAAGCTGAAAATTCGATGTGGAAACAGGCGGGTGTAAACAACATCTTGTTTGGTGGCGGTGAAGACCCCAGCAGCTCTACGCTGAGCCTTTCTACCGTGAATGACCAGATGATTGTGTTTGCGATGATGCGGCAGATTGAACGCTGGATCAACCGTAAATTAAAGAGTGTTTCGACGGCAGTTAAGTTTAAGGTAAATATTTTAGATGTGACGTATTTTAACCGGCAGGAAGTGCATGACCGCCTTGTAAAAGATGGCCAGTACGGAATGCCGGTGCGCAGTGCCATTATGGCGACAAGCGGATACAGCCCAAGCGATATGGAGAACATGCAGTACCTGGAAAACACGGTATTGAACCTGTCAGCCAATGAGGTACCGCTGATAAGCTCCAACACGCAGAGCGCTGCTGACAGTAATGCCGCGACAGATGAAGGCGGACGCCCCACCAATGCAAGTGAAGGTAAGGCGCTGACAGACGCAGGCGAGAACAGCAGCGAGGAAGACCTGGCGACAGGAGGCTGAGTGAACGATGAAGCGCGAAGTTAAAGTACGCGGCCGTGACGTGGTACTATATTTGCTGCGCCAGAAAAAGAAATTGGTGCGGGAAGAGCGCGACAGTGGCGGCCATACAGTATATATTTTTGAACTTGACGACGATGATTTGAAGGCTGTGCAGGAGTTTGCCGCACAGCAGAAAAAACGAAATTACTTTTGAGAGACCGCTATGCAAGCGGCCTTTTTTAGTTTACGGGGTGATTGGATGTGAGTGAGCGGTTGAACCGCCTGCCAATTACCTTTGAAAAAACCGGAGAAGTGATGGGTAAAGATACGCGTTTTATTAACGTGACGATTGATGTGCTGCATACTGGCGGCAACCTGAACGGATCGCGGTTTGAAAAAGAGGTAGTTGACCGGGCAGCAAAGAGTATTGCGAATACCCCGATCCTTGGATACATTGAGCAAAATGACGATGATGAGCTTGATTTTAAGGGCCACGAACATGAGCTGATTGTGGACGAGGACGGGATTCGATATGTATGTGCCGGCAGCGCTTACGGTGTGATACCGGAGAGCTGCAACCCGCGCTGGGTAAGCCGGGATGACGGCACAGGAAAAACACGGGAATATTTGCGCGTTGACGGGTTGCTGTGGACCAAGTTTGACGATTCCTGTGGGATTTTTGAGCGGGATGTGGTGAAAGGGCAGAGCATGGAGATCACCAACATGGAAGGCTATGTGGATAAAGACGGCTACTATGTTGTGCAGAATTTTGATTTTGATGGCTGTTGCGTGCTTTCCACCACTGACCCGCAAATCCGACCAGCAATGACGGGCAGCACAGTTACGGCGAATTTTACCGCCGCAACGATTGCGAGCCAGGTCAAGGATATGCTGGCGGAATACACAGCTTTACAGAGATCTGAATCCTCCAAGGAGGCTCAGATAGATAATTTTGCGAAAGGAGACGATTGCTTGAAAGAAAAAGAAGAAATTCTGGCTTCTTACGGCATTGACGCTTCTACGCTGGAGTTCTCTTTGGAGGAAATTACCATTGAGGAACTGAAAGCGAAGTGTGAAGAGATGGCTGTGGCAAAATCTGCCGAGCCGGAAGAGCCGCAGGGTGAACCGGAAAGTGAGCCGGCCGCAGAGCCTGCTGCTGAACCTGCAGGACCCGAAACCCCGGCAGAACCGGAAGGCGCTGCGGAACCGGAAGGCGGCGAACCTGCTGCGGATTACAGCCTGAACCTGTGCGACAAGCTGAACGAAGTAAACGAGGCCATTAGCGCTGAAACCATGATTGACCCGTGGGGCTATGAAGTGAGCCGCTATTGGCTGCAGGATGTGCAGGATGACCTTGCCGTTGTGATGGATTGCCAGGATTGGAAGATCTACAGCTTTGCCTTTACCATGGATGGCGACAACGTAAAAGTTGATTTTGCCAGCAAGAAACGCATGAAGGTAAAGTACGAAGCCTGGGATGAAGGCAGTGCCGATGTGGGCGTGCCCGCGTTGTACAGCACCATGGGCGACAAGGCCAAAGAGCAGACCGAAAAACTGGAGGCTGCCAACAAGCAGTACAGCGAACTGAAAGCAGAGTATGACGAGATGAAGCCGAAATATGATGCTTACGTTGCGGCCGAGGCTGCTGCTGCCAAAGAAGAAGAGAGCGCTAAACGCGAACAGCTGTTTGCCGTTATGGATCAGAAGCTGGATGGCGATGCTGATTATGCCAAGCTGCGAGATAACAAGACGATGGAGTTTACCGTTTTGGAGGATGCTTGCTACAAGCTGTTGGGCAAAAAGGCCGCTGAGTTCAGTTATGTCCCGTCCAAAGAAAAGAAGGGCGAGGTAAACAAGGTACGGTTTGGCGTGAATGGCACCCAGAAAACAGAGAAGCGCTATGGCGACCTGTTTGAACGTTATCTGCATACGAAAGAGTGAAAAAAGGAGTTACATATTATGGCTAACATTAAACATGCTGTTGTTGGCACCGATATGCTGGTTGGTTCCAGCAACGCTGCCTACCTGAAGAGTGTTGTTTTTTACAAGGATGGCAGCCCTGCCGCCATTGATAATGGCAACATTGTTGTGATTGGTGATGCAATCGGCCCTGAAACCTACAAGGCTGAAGCACCTGCTGCTGATTCCAAGCGCCCTATGCTGGCCCTGGTTGCCGGCGTTGAGCTGTTTTACGATGAGACCCGCACCCATTACCTGACCGAGTGGGAGAACGAAGCTGGCAAGCCTGTTCGCGTTTACCTGCTGGTTGCCGGTGCTGATTCTTTCCGCGTTACTGCTGAAGCTTTTGACGGTACCCCCGAAAAGGGCAAGTTTGTTGCCTTTGCTGCTGGTTCTACCAAGCTGAAAATTGAGGCTGATGCTTCTGCTGACAATGTTTTTGGTGTGATCAAGCGCGACCCTGTGAAGGTTGGCTTTGGCGATGGCCAGTATACCTATTACATCGTTGATGTGATCGCCTGATTTTTTGTATCAGCGAGTTAGTTATAACTAATTACTGGTGTGGCCTATGGCTGCACCAGTCTTTATATGTAAAGGAGTATTAACATGGATGAGAAACTGATTAAGCTGGCCGTTGATGGCTACCATGGCCACCTGGGCGAATACAGCGTGAAAGACAGCCAGGAAGTTCTGCGCCAGGCCATGATTGAGGCTAATAATGGCAAGACCAGCATGAGCTACAAGGATATCCGCGACGGTAAGTGCAGCAACCTGTTTGCTATTACCGAAGTTCTGATTGAAAAGGTCAGTGAAGAGGGCCTGAAGGATGACGAGTTCTTTACCAATTTTATTGAGGACCGCAATACCTCTCTGGGCGATACCAACATTTTCCATACCACCAAGCCGTGCCTGCTGACTGTTGCCGACATTGCTGAAGGCACCCAGGGCGTTCGCCGTCAGCGTCTGGAAGCCGGCCAGGACATTACCGTGAATACCCAGCTGCGTGCTGTGAAGGTTTACGAGGAAATGAACCGCGTGATGGCTGGCCGCATTGACTTTAATGACCTGGTTGACACTGTTGGCCGCAGCTTTACCCAGTATGATCTGGACAGCGCTTATCTGGCATGGACCAGCATGTTTACCAAGCTGGACCCCGTTTATACCCAGAGCGGTTCTTACAATGAGGACAAGCTGCTTGACCTGATTGAGCACATTGAGGCTTCTACCGGCGACACCGCTACGATTGTTGGCACCCGCAAGGCACTGCGCAAGATTACCACTGCTACCATGAGTGAGCGGGCCAAGAGCGACCTGTACAGCATGGGCTACCTGGGCCACATTGCCGGCACTCAGATGGTTGCGATGAAGCAGCGCCACAAGATCGGCTCTACTGAGTTTATTCTGCCTGACGACACTGTTTACATTTTTGCCGGCGACACCAAGCCCGTGAAGCGCGTTACCGAGGGTGAAGTTACCATGCTGATGGGCGACCCGATGAACAAGGCCGACCTGACCCAGGAATTCCTGATGACCAAGCGTACCGGTATTTCCATTATTCTGGACCGCGACTTTGGCAGCTACAAGTTTGCCTGATTTTGAGCTGAACGATACCCCTGCCGCAAGGCGGGGTTCTTTTTTTATATAAGGAATATTTTGGAGGTATGTTTTGGCAACTGCGAAGATTACCAATGAGACCATGGTGGAATGCAAGAACGGCACCCATGGCAACTTGTTTTATGCTTCGACCCGCAACCCCGGCTACACCGTTGAGTGGACCGAGTTTGGCGAGGTGCAGGAGATGGACTACGCCGAGCTGCTTGTAATGCGTGGCAGCCAGCCGCGGTTTTTCCGTGATAACTGGATTTTGATTGAGGACGCCAATGTATTGCGCAAGCTGGGTGTGGAACGTTACTACAAGAATGCGCTGACCACGGAGAACTTTGACGAGGTATTTAAGTGGACCCCGGATGAGATCCGCGAGAAGGTGCCCAAGATGAGCGAGGGGATGCGCGACAGCATCCGTATCCGCGCAAAGGAGATGCTGAAAGCAGACCAGCTGGACAGCCGTGCCATGATTAAAGCATTGAACGATGTGCTGGATTGCGATTTGGAAGAATCCGTTGCGTTGGAGGCACCCAAGAAACCCAGAACCCGCAAGAGCGGCGTTGAGATTGTGACGATCGGCGGAACCGAAGAATAATGAGAGGAATGGTGCGGGCCAATGGGCACAAGATACGAGGAAGTTTATGAGCGTTACCGTGGCCAAGTCCGCAACTATGAGTTCCTGGACTACGATGCGGTGACAAGAGAAGCAATGCAGCTGGATCTTTTGAAGATGGCGATCAGCGATTTTGAGGATGTGTGCAAACAGGACCTGAATGACAGGGAAGATGACCTGCTGGAGTTCAACATTACGCTGACGAACCGCGAGAAGGATATTTTGGCACTGGGCATGATTGTGCATTTTGTGCGCCAGTATGTTTATAACACAGACGCATTGCAGAACGGATTGAGCACAAAGGATTTTACGTTGTTTTCGCCAGCCAACCTGCTGGAGAAGATGACGACCCTGCTGACCACGACAGAGCGGCAGCAGATGAAGGAGATTAACCTGTACTCTTTCCGCAATGGGGAAATTTCGAGTTTGACTGAGTGAGGTGGTAGCGTATGAACTATGAGACATATGCTGCTATGCTTGGCAGGCACGGAAGTACGCGGCGTGACCGGATGATTGAAAAGAGCAAACGGGATACGCTGAGAATGGGGCCTGACTCCCCTGCCTATAAAGAGGTAGAGATTGAGGGGGTACCCCACCACATGATGATTATTAGCAGCACGGTGACAAACCAGAAGATTATACGCACCATGCCGGGCGACAACTTTGAGATTGGAAAAATTATGCTGTTTAGTAAAAGTCATTGGCTGATTACAGAGCGCGATGCGGACGATGAAATAACCGTGCGCGGCAAAATTGAGCTGTGTAACCGGAGCATCCAGTGGCAGAACCATGAGACCGGGGAAATTATTACCCGGTGGGCGGTTGTGGATAAGCCGTATTTTTCCAACCTGAACGAAGATGTATACATGACCATTTCCAGCCGCGAATTCCAGGTGAAAATACCGTATGATGAGGAATCGGCGTTGCTGGACGTGGGAAAACGCCTGATGATGGAGCAGATTAACAGCAAGCCAAAAACTTACCGTGTGACCTGTGTGGACGCTATGACAGAACGCTATGACTGGAATGACGCCCAGACGGGATTTTTGGTTTTGAACCTTGAACAGGATCAGCATGTGGAAGAACAGGATAACGCCGAAAAGATGCTATGCGATTACCAGGAGGTAAAGCAAGCACCGGAGGACGGCGAAGTGGTTATTAAATACGCGGGCGAACCTAAAGTGCGCATTTGCGGGCGTGGCAAGATTTTTAAGGCCACGATTGATGGCAAGCCGCTGCCGGGATGCACCTGGAGCCTGAGCGTTGATGATAAAGCACTCGAAACAAAGGTATACCTTGCCAACAGTGTGCAGTGGAACCGAGTAACTGGGGACAGCTGCCGGGTATGCGCAGAGGATAATGCCGTGCTGAATGGAGCCACCGTGAAATTGACGGTTGTGGCACCGGACGGCAAGAGCACAGACAGCATTGCAGTGAAGGTGGTGGACGTATGAACCTGAGTGAGCTGGGAGAATACAAACACAAAGTAGCCGCCCTGCTGGCACAGGACGACACCATTATTAACCTGCTGCTTGGCCCCGTGGACGATGATACTGACACGGACGAGATGCTACTGGGCGATAAGAGCATTAGTACCGGACATATTTACGAGTTTGAGTATGTGCCGGAGATCAATGAAACGGCGGATACCTACCTGTGCATGGAGACCGTGGTGGCTAAGGCACCGAGCGATACGGCATACAGAGTGTACCTGTACATTTTTGCCTATTGCAATAAGAAGGTAATGAAGAGTTACCGACACCCCGGCGTGCTGGGGACGAAGGCCGATGTGTTGGCCATGAACGTTGACCGTTTGCTGAACGGCAGCGAAGATTTTGGAATTGGGAAGGTACGGTTACTAAACAATGATGTATACAAGCCGAATAATAATTATTACGGCCGCTGCATTACATACGAAGTGATGGCGTTCAACCGCAAGATGGGTGGCGCAAAGTGAAAGTACCGTACTATGAACTGCTGAACCCCGAAGGTTTTATGGTGAAAAACGTGGGCAGAGTACACTCGCCCCGACTGAGCGACATTAACAAGCGCGGCTATATGAGCTATCAATTTGCGCTAAGTACCTTGTTGCTGACACCACAGGCGATGTTTGAAAACATTGCCAAGGTAACAGGGCAGGAGAACCCGTATGAAGCTTTGAGCGAGGAGGAAAAAGCCACCATAAACACCTTTGATTTATTGAGTATGAGCAAAGAAAGCCAGGCGGAGATGATTGCCGCACTGGCCTTTTTTATTGATGCGCCACTTGAATATGATGAAGCGCACCATGCTGTACTGGTGAATAAAACCGAGGTGGACGATAAGATCCTGATTGATGGTTCCATAACGCGAGATAACTGGACAGAGATTTGCGACATTTGCCTGCAAACCGCGTACATAGACCAGAAGCGGGAGGAGAACTTGAAGTTCAAAAATGAGGCTGCCCGCAAGTTTTATGAACGATTCCAAAAGAAAAAGGCTGAATATGAAAAATCGAAACGAAAAGGGTATAAGAGTAACCCTGATTTGGAGTTGGGGAACATCATCTCTGCGTTGGCGACAAACCATAACAGCCTGAATTATACGAATATTTATGATTTGACGGTGTACCAGGTGCATGACACTTTTAACCGTCAGAATATAAAAAAACAAAATGAGATCCATGACATGAACTATGCCGTATGGGGTGGCGAGAACGACCTTGGCGGATGGTACAAACGCATGGAAACTGATAAACAATAACGGAGGAATAAGATATGGCTGTAAATCCGAATATGGCGAACCGTGAAGTTGCCGATCTGGTTCTGCTTGATTACAAGACCAAGAAAGTTTTTCTGCCCATTGATTTTGCCAACGTGACCACAACTGACTTTACCGCAAACCGCGTGTTTGCAAAGGGCGGCCAGGGCGCACCGAACCGTGTTGGCTTTGATGGCGAGCGTGCAGGCACCCTGAAGGTTGATACCCAGATCATGCCTGTTAAGCTGTTTGCCCTGCTGAGCGGCCAGGACATTGGCAAGGTTGCAAAGATTATGAAGCGCGAGGTACTGACCGCCACCACTGACGGCATTGAGCTGAGTGAGACCCCGAAGGCCGGCACTGTGCAGGTTTTTGCTGTTTCTGACGACGCTGGCACTGAGATTAGCGATCTTACTACAACTGACAAGAAGGTTACTGGCGCTGGCCTGCAGGACGGCAAGAACTATATTGCCTACTACTTCTACGACAAGAACGATGGTGTTCAGACTGTCAAGTTTGATTCTGACACATTCCCGCGTGCCTTTGAGATCCACGGTATGATGCCGTTCAAGACCGAGGACGACGAGATTGTGCAGTGCGAGCTGGTTTACTACAAGGCTCAGCCGCAGGCAAGTTTCAGCCTGGCTTTCCAGAACACTGGTGATCCGACCACTGTTTCTATCACCTTTGACTGCATGGCCAACCAGGACGGCGACATTTACGACATGAACTTTATGGAGTGATCAACACAAATCCCTACCTTATTATATATAGGTTTGAATTGTGATGTTTGATCCGTGGGGGAGCGAAAAGCTCCTCCATTTTTAGAACGCGAAAGGAGTGGTGTGCATGGAAGACAAGAATACCGGCGGTATTGCCGATGTGAAGATTGAACCTGTTGAAATTGCTGCCCCGCCCAAAGTGCCCCTGAAGCGTCAGGTGCGTCCGCTGAAGGGCGTGGTTGTGTACTGCAACAAGGAACGCGGCTACATGGGTTTTGAATGTGATGGGCACGGCTACCAGATGCCGGTAAAAGACGGCTATGCCGTTGGCGATGTGGTTAAGTTCAAGATTGCAGACGGGAAGATTGAGCTGTGCAAGTAAGCGGACGAAGCAAGTATAATGTGAGCCGTGACAAGAGCAAACGCACCTATGACGGGATTGTGTTTGACTCTGAACTTGAGATGAAGTATTACAAGGATGTTGTGCTGCCGGGGGTTGTCAGCGGGGAGATTGTGGATTATCAGCTGCAGAAACCCTATGAGTTACAGCCAAAGTACCGCAAGGAACGTGGGGGAAGAATAGAGACGGTGCGAGCTATTAACTATGTGGCTGATTTTTGGTTGAAGTATAAAGACGGCACGACAGAGGTAATTGACACCAAGGGGTGCCCGGATACTGTGGCACTGATGAAACGGAAGATGTTTGATTACCTGTACCCGGACGAGCATTTGCGCTGGATTGTGTACCGTAAACGGCGTGGTGGGTGGATTGATTATGACACGCTGTAAGCTGGCCTGCCCCTGAAAGATGGGGCGGGCTTTTATTTTTTTTGTAAGGAGTTTTTTATGGAAATTAAGAAGAACATCCGTGTGGGCGACAGAATCCGATTTGTGGATTTTGTTTGCGACATGTGCGAGAAGGACGGCAAGCAGTATTACGCGCTGTTTGATTATGCTTGGCGCATTGCGGTGATTACCTTTTTTGCCCCGGAAGCGGAGCTGGACAAGATGGACACAGATGAGATGTGCGACTTTATTTACAGCCGACAGGGCGTTGAGATTGTGGAAGACCCGGATATTGCGGTGGTTACAGCGGGACTTTATGAGGCATGTGAAGCCGAGATGAAAGACCGGAAAGAAAAATACATGAAAGTATTTGATGCGATCAACCACCCGGACCCGCTTGACCGGATTGCAGACGCCTTTGCAGAGATTGCAGGGAATTTGAGCCAGCTGGGAGACCAGGAATTTTTGGCTGATCTGGTAAAGAAAGTGCGCGAAGGTGAGCAGCCCGCAAAGAAATCGCCCGTGAAGATTGAGGTTGTGAACGGCAAGGAGAATTAAATGGCCAAGACGGTAAGCACACAGAAAGGGCTGGAACTGGAACTGCAGCGGCGAATTAACCTGGCACTAAATGGCGGGACGAAAACGGCTGTGGAGAATTGTTTGAAGAAGCATATCCAGGAAGATGTACTGGATGTATACCAGCCAAAAGTATATGAGCGCCGCGGCCAGGGCGAAGGAGCATTGGAAGCCGACAGCAGCGTGGTGAGCAGCGTGAGAGAACATGTGCTTACGGTAAAGGATATTGGTGTGCCGAATGAATCAGCCGTTGGTGGGCAGTACAAAACCGGCACCAATACACCGCTTGCTGAGATGGTGGAGAAGGGCGATGTGAAAAACATTTGGGGGTCGCCACCTGATGCGGCCTATTTGCACCCGCGCCCGTTTGTGGCAAACACGGCAAGAGAAATCGCAGATGGGAACAGCGCCGTACATGGAGAGATTGTGAAAGCCATAAAAGAGCAGTTCCCTGATAACTAACGCGACGAGAGCTTCGGCTCTTGTCTTGAGCGGCTGATTTGAAAAGAATCGGCCTTTGAAGGCTTGAGCCGAACCGTAAGGGGGAAAGTATATGGCGGAAGATTTAAGTATTAAGGTAAAGGTGGAACCTGACGGCGGTGGTGTGCAGGGGAAGCTGAATGAGATTGCAAAAAAGAATAAACTGAAGGTTAAAGCGGAACTGACCAATGAGAGTGAACTGGCGGATAAGATTAAAAACCTTACAAGTAATATTACCGCACACCTTGAGATTGACCCGGCTGATATTACAAAAATTACCAACCAGCTGAAAAATATCCAGAGCAGTGTGGGAGGAAATGTACAGCTGTTTGATATGAGCGGGGCGCTAAAGCAGCTGGATGCAGTTGAAACGAAAGTAACCTCGATTGTTAGCAAATTATCAAATGTTCGGGCAACGATCAGTACCGCGAGTACCGCAGGTGTTAAGGGGAGCACAAAAAATCCGTATGCGGGGATTGCAAAAACTCTGGATTCTCAGCTACGAAAAGCCAAATATGATGCTAATGATTTAACAAAAAAAAACGGATATAATTTCGGAGATATAGCAAATATAACTGACAAAGATTTTGAGCGATTATTAAAAGTATCTGACGTATATAACGGGATTGAAAAAAATGTTATTACTTTGAGAACAGCTTTGAATGCCGCAACAGCTGCTCAGACAATATTCGTCCAAAAATTAGACGATTCCAGTTTGCAGATAGCAGAAAAAGCAATGCGTAAACTAAAAGAAGAAATTGCTGATTTTACGAAAACGGCATCATCTATAGATAAAGTTAGCGAAAGTTATTCCGGTATTTACGCAAAATTTAGAGATCTACAGGACAAGTATTATCAAGATTTCGGGAATGGGAAAATATCTTTACTGAATAATGAAAAATTTAGTTCTGTACAAAAAGCACTTATTTCTCTTGATAGCGCGAGAATTGATCTAAAAGACAATTTTAGTGACTATAACTTAAAAAAGTATGAAGCGGCTCTAAAAGCTGCTTCTGAGGTGTTATCTCAATTCAAATTTGCTCTTAATTCGGCCGATCAAGAATCCACGCAGGCGTTTAAGGCGTTGCCTCAAAAAATAACACAAATCAACAATTATGCAAAAACACTCAGTGAGAACCTGAAAAAAGCCGGAGAAGTACCTGAGAACAATGGTTTGTACAAGACATTTACTGGCCTTAGTGAAGCCCTTCAAGGTGTATATGACAAGTTCAAAAATGGTACGGCAGAATACAAGGACTTGTTAAATGTTTTTAATACTTACGTTGATCAACTCGGAAAAAGAAAAGGCAATATAAGCACACTTAATGAGTTGTTCGCTGCACTTGGCATCCAAATCCGCAATACCACAAACGCGATGCGCAGCAGTAACCTAACTGCCAAAAACAACCAAAGCTTAGAGAGTTTGCAGAAGCGCCTGAACAACTTGCTGTACACTTTGAGACGTTACGTTGAGATCAATAAACAGATCCAGAAAAACCCTGAGTTAATGGCCACTTACAACAGCATTGTTGATGAGCTTAAAACTGCGGCGCGTTCCGGTAATCGGGACTTGATGGAAACAACACTGGATAGCACTGCTCAAAAAGTTGCCGGGTTGAAAGCAAAAGTACAGGAACTTGGGCTTGAGGGTAAGACGGTTGGGCAAGTATTCAGCGACTTGTTTGGCCAGCATTTCAGCACGGCCATTGCTATGGGCGCACTGCACTTATTGCAGGGAAGTTTGCAGCAAATCTACCAGAATGTTGTGGACATTGATACTGCCATGACGGAGCTGAAAAAGGTTACGAACGAGACAGACAGTATATATCAGAGCTTTTTGACTGAGGCTGGTGCCCGCGCAAAGAACATTGGTACGGATGTTAGCGGTATTGTGAATGCAACGGCGGATTATGCACGACTGGGCTACAGCCTGAGCGATGCGACAAAGCTGGCTGATGTAAGCGCCATCTATTACAATGTTGGCGATGACCTTGATAGCTTTGATAAGGCCACTGAAAACATTGTTGGCACGATGAAGGCATTCAATATCCAGGCGAACGATGCAATCAGCCTGGTGGACAAGCTGAATAACGTATCCAACAACTATGCTGTTTCTTCTGGCGATTTGGGCGATATCTTGCAGCGCTCTGCATCGGCCATGGAGGCCGCAGGAAACACCCTTGACCAGACGATTGCACTTGGCACGGCCATGAACAGTGTTGTCCAAAACGCTGAAACGACCGGTAGTACGCTGAAAGTGCTGGCTTTGAGAATCCGTGGCGCAACGACCGAACTGGAACAGATGGGCGAGGAAACCGACACTGTTGCAACCAGTACGTCCAAACTGCGTGCCGATATTATGGGTCTGACCAATGTAGACGGCAAGGGTGGATTTGACATCCTAACCAAGAGCGGAGACTTTAAGAGCACCTATGATATTATTCAGGGCATTGCTAAAGTATATAGCAAGATGAGCGATGTTGACCAGGCTGCCCTGCTTGAGCTGTTGGCCGGTAAGAACCGCGCAAATGGTGTGGCTGCATTGTTGAGCCAGGCAAGCCAGGCCGCAGATGTGCTACAGACATCCTTGAATAGTAGTGGTAGCGCTATGGCTGAGAATGAGCGGGTGCTGGATTCTGTTGAAGGACGACTGAAGATTTTCGAAGCTACGTTCCAGGAGATCTCTACTGATCTGCTGAACAGCGGGCTGGTTAAAGGCGTTATCAGTCTTGGAACGGCCTTACTGGATGCTTCAGATGGATTCATTAAATTTTCTGGTGTTATACCTACAGCGACAGCAGCGTTGAGTGCGTTTTTGTCGCTTTCAAATGCGAAGACCAAGGGCAGTATTCAAATGCTCGCTTATGCAGGAGGGATAGCTGCATAGGACGCGCCTTGGTTGGTAATTAAATACCCAAATTGCTGGGAAAGGCTAAGAGCCGCATAGCCATAGTGAGCCGGTAATGGGACACTATGGAGCCGAAAGGCAGAAACAAGTATGCGGATGCGGTATGCTGAGAGAAAAGCCGCCCCTACGGGGTGGTGCTAACCCGCGCAAACAATGCTTAATCAGCAGCCGAGACACCGCGTACAGGGATGTGCGCAGAAGAAGATGTGTGAACTTTGGTGTTTTGGTTCATCGACTGTATGGGTAGCCCTATTCCATGGTGAAAACCAGACGGGAAGAAAGACAGTCAGAACATTACGGGAAAGCCGTAAGAAGGTTATAAATAAAGATAAGCCCTGACCTTTAATGGCCGGGGCTTTTGGTATTTTTGAGAGGTAATGTTTTATGAAACCAAATGATTTATTGAGACAGTGCCAAAAAGAGTTGTTGTTTAACCGTACATATGACGTAAAACAAGACGAGTTGTGCTATTGCTGTGATGACGGGAAAGAAAAACACATAATTTTAATTGATTGTAGCGACATAGCTTATAAGGACATGGATTACAATTCTGAAAAGAAAGTTTTAGATGCGTTTATTCAGAGCTGTTGTTGCAAGTGCGAGGGAAAGAATTGTACTGACCACAAAGAGGACAATCGTATGAGTAAATAAGCTCACAGGTGTCTGGGTCTATGTCTTCTTTTACAGGAACACTATCTTTATCGACGCTTGACATCGTAAACAATTGATAAGTCCCTGTTGACGCATAGCGATTTCTTGATGGAAGATACCAATGAATCGTCTGCCCGCAATAAGTGCAAATATGTGTTCCTTGTATGTTTGACATTATAAAACACCTCCTAATGGAGATAATAGGAAATTGAGGAAATTTTTATGGCATTTATGGAAGGTATTTTGAAGCCTTGCCAGCGCAAGGTATTGTTTGAGCGAGAGTACAGTGCTGAGCAAGACGCAATGATTTACAAATGCGAATACGCTATGAGGGCAGTAGCAATCAACTGCAAAAGACTGACGGCAAACCAAGCGGAGCAAATGGACAAGTTTGCGATGATGGGAATTTATAACGGCGGCTGTTTTAATTGCCCCAAAAATCAAGGAACGGAGGGGTGATTATGGGTGCTACATATAAACCGAACGTTAATCTAAACAATCGCAAAAGTACCAGAGAGATGTTTATGCCAAGTAGCCAATCTACATATAAGGAAGAGGATTTTATGACAATTCAGATTACTGCCAACGCCAAAGAGATTGCGGCGCTGATTAAAGAGTTGCAGAAGCCAAAAGAAAAAGTAACCGCAAGCCCTATTCCCACTTATGACGGAAGTGGATATGGTTCCGTTAATATTCCGTTAAAATAGAGTTTCTGGTGATATTACCCATTTGGCTTCTTTGGGGGTAAGCACAAGTACATCGCATTCTTCACTAACAGATTGAAGGTTTCCATTATAATATTGCAATTTTGCTACAGTGCTGTTTACAAAACGTAAGTAATTTATACTTTCTTGAAGAGAAAAATGAACGCAATTAGAATTGCGGCTTTGAAAAGACATGAGCATTTCAGCAAAGGAACAATCTCCTCGTGATAACAGGCAAAGTCCTTCTTCGTTTGTGTTCTTTTCTATATTCTTGTCTGTTAGTGTAAGAGTGAATACTTGTCGTTTGCCATTGTTGATTTCTGCCCCGACTAGCGTAATTTGTTTTTCTTTGGTGTATTGCTTAAGCGCGTTTTTCAAACCTTTAAGTTCGTCTAAAACAGATGTTCGTGGGCTGTTGTATTTAGCGATAGCATTTTTTATTACGACAGCTGTAGCGGTACCGTCATCTAAGGTCAACGTTCCGGTAAAAGCTATACCGTGTCCACTTTTTGTCATGAATAATTTTTGTTGATGATTTAAGGACGGATAAAGAAATGTTTGGCCATCAGAGGTTTTTGGAGCTAATGTCATTCTTTTATCTGCCGACATAACGATACCATACTGGTTGGCTAAAACCATTGCCAAAGACATAATATCAATCCTTTACTGTTTAATACAGTCTGTGTAGCATCAAAATCTTGTTTTACACTTAACACACACCCGATCCACCTTGTTCGTCAGGAACCCGGTAAGAGGAGACCACTTGCGGGGAACCATCTGGAACTCGGTACAGCCACACTTGGGGCAGCGAGGTTTGTTCTTTTCTTCTTGGCGCTTACGGTAGCCCTCTTCCATCTCTACGGCGTTTTCGTATTCCCACTCGGCACGCATATCAAACTTGGCTTTGTCAAAGAGAGGGTTATTGTAGACATACTTTTTATAGAAAAGCTCTTTACATACTGCCCACTCTTTCCGCTCTTTTTGTTTTTCTTTATTACCAGCGTAAAGGTCAATATAAAATTTATCACAAGGTTCTAGTTTCAAATTTTCCTGAAATTCCAATGGAGCCATCTTACTAACTTCGGCTCTAATTTCATTCCATTCTCCTCCCGGATAGACTACAAGTTCATGGTTATTACAAAAATCGCAACCAGGGTAAGCGTTTTCTGAAGAAAAATCCCTACCGCAAACAGGACAGACATAATCACGTCTTTCGTTAAAATTCATATTTTTATACCTCCCAGGCAAGTTGTTTTATAACCTTATACTGATTATACCACACAATAATTAGTAGAACAACCTGATTTTGAATCTATTTAACTTGTTTGGAACAGGTAACGATCTGAACACTGGAACTTTTTTAACTCTTAATGGGAAAAGAGCAAAAGATTCTATTGAAGATTTTAGAAAAGCCTTCTCTGAAGCCAATCTTTTGGGCGGCACAAAAAAAGGAACTCTATTTTCTTGGCTGACCGGTAATTTCAATAATGACTATGATCTTGCGAAAGACTTAGACAATGATGTCGTTGCCTTGCAGGCTTTTATGTCGGAAGTTAAAAAGGGCAAAGATCCGACGGACGCTATAAATGATAATTTGAAAAATGCGTCTGTAATTCTCCAAGACTTTGTAGCTCACACAGACAAGGCTAATATCTCTGTGCAGAATTTCTTTAATTCCGTAACCGGCGCAGGCAAACTGACAAACGCTATCAAGGGTATTGGCCTGCAGATGTTGACAACTGCTGCTCAGGCCGCGGCCATTTGGGCTATTACTGAAGGATTTAGATTAGTCGTAAACGCCATTAAGGATTATATCAACCGTGCTGAGATCGCCAAAGAAAAAATGGAGAATAGCAAAAAGGCGTACCAGGACACGACTGACGAAATCAAGTCTTTGAATGATGAGCTGGAACAGAACAAGGAACGGATGGCTGAGATCAATGGTCAGGATGTTATTACCTATACTGACCAGAAGGAACTTAACAAGCTGGAAACGGCGAACACTAGGCTTGAGCGGCAGATTGAGCTGAAGGAACATTTGGCCGAGATAGAAGCCAGAGACGCCGCTAATAAGACGGTTGAATCTTTCAAAGAAAATTACGGCCTTGACTACTTTGGGGAAGATTTTGATTTTGACAAAAAAGGGCCTAATGTGTTTGCAAACTACAAAGAGGTTTTTGATAAGATTAAACCGGATGAGTTTGCAGAAAAGGTTCTTGGACGCTCCAATGATATCCGTGAGTATTCCGCCGCCATTGATTACCTGAACGAAAATATTGATACATTTAATAAAAGAGCTAAAGAAGCTGAAACAGCGTATGAAGCGCAGAACTGGCTCGATAAAGCTAACCAGTACCAGACCCAGCTTGAAAAAATCAATCAGGGAATCCTTGACCAAGCTGATGACCTTGAAACTTATAAAGAAACACTTGATTTAGTCGGATATGATAATCTGACCTCGACGCAGAAGAGAATCTATAACCAGATTGAGGATGCGCTGAAGCATGATTATATGAAAGCTGACCCTGCCAGTTGGTTTGAGCAGAACTTTAATGACAGCAAGTATGCGGATGTTGTAAGTAAGCTGAAAGAAGACCCTGAAGGTGCTGGCAGAGCGCTGATTGCCCTAAATACACAGGCTGAAAATTCCGGTAAATCCTTGGGTGAGATGCTGGATATAGCGAAAAAGTTTTTTGGTGTTACAAGCGAATTTGACGATTATAGTCAGGCGTTGAAAGATGCTAAAGACAAAGCAGATGCAGCTGGTGTCTCACTGGGGGCGCTTTTTAACATAGCTAATAATGAATCTTTCAGGAATCTTTTTTCTAGTGGTATTGATCTTGACCTGTTGGCAGAATTTATCAAGTATATGCAGGACGCTGGGTTTGCCGTTGATGATGTTATTACTGAGCTTAAAACATTTAACAAGACTGGGACTGAAGCTAACAGCGTGACTATTGATGCCAGCAGTGCAGCGGAGAAAGTTACCACGACAATTTCCGCTGTGACAGCCGCCTTGCAGGCGCAGACCACCGGCGTTGGCGTGACGGCCGAAAACTTTAAGGCGCTGACCGATGCGGACAAGGATTACGCAGACTGCCTGAAATATGTGAACGGCACAATGCAGGTTAATACGGAAAAGGCCAAGGAGCTGACTGACAAGAAAATTGAGGAAGCAAAAGCTACAGTCCGAGTTGCAAGAAGCCAGGCACAACTGAAATATGCCGAGAACAAGCAGGAATTGAGCCGCTTGAATGACGCGTTGAAAAAGAACAACAACCTGAGCGAAGAGCAGCAGAGCACGCTGAAAGAAGCCATCAGCAACCGCGAGCAAGAAAACAAGAAGCTACGGGAACAGTGCCAGAATTATGAGCTGCTATACAGTCAGCTGGTACAGGTGAGTGGGGCTTATCAGGATTGGCTGAATGCCCAGAACGCTACGGAAGCCGGCACCATGTATAACGATGCAATCCAGGCTTACGATGCGATCAAGGACGCGCTGGAGAGCGGTAAGATCGGCACGCAGAAATATAAGGCTGCTATTGAGTTTTTGGTGCCGAAAAGTGTTGACGAAAATGCCGTACAGCAATATGTTGACACACTGAAAAAGTACCTGACTGATGACAGCAAGGGCATTACCAACTTTTTGAATGATGCTGTTAAGGCCGGCTTAATGGAAGAGGACAGCAGCGGTTATGTGGCCATTGCGGGCAAAAAGACCATTGACGATTTTTGTGACGCCCTGAAGCTGACACCAGATATGGTGCGGGCTATTTTTGGCGAGCTACAGGAATACGGATTTGACTTTAACTGGGATGATGCGTTCTTTGGTGAGACACTGACAAGCCTTGAAATGCAGGCTGACGAGCTGAGGGAAAAAATGGACAGCGTTAAACCTGACTCTGACAGTTACGACGAATGGAATAACCAGCTCAAAGAAGTTAATGAGAAAATCGAAAACATCAAGGGGAACATTGATAGCACTGATGTAGACGCACTGGTTGACGCTTATGAGAAAGCCAAAGATGCTGTTGATCAGATGAACAGTCAAGGGAGCACATTTGACGGACAAGCCGATGAACTACAGAGTGCGCTTGATAAAGCCGCAGACAACCTAAACAAGAATGGCCGCGTACAGCTTTGGATTGACGCTTCGGAAGCTGAAAAGACTGTTGATGATCTGACCCAAAGATTTAACAGCGGTGATTTTAGCGTTGCGACAGAGCTGGAAGCTGCCCAGGATAAGCTGGCCGACTTGAATACCCAGAAAGAAAAACTGGGCGCACCGACTGAGGTTGAGATCCAGGTGTATGCCCAGGGGTTGGAAGATGCCGGTAAGAGCACAGAAGAGATTACCCAGACGCTGAAAGATGCCAAGATCTTGAACGTTGAAACGGATGACAGCGAAGATAAGCTGAGTCAAACGAAGGATACCGTTACCGATATCGCTAATATACTCTTAACCCCGTACACTTTGGATCTAAATACCACCGAAGCAATGGACAAACTGGGCAACGTTGAGAAGCTGATGAATCAGATAAGCGAGACGACTATTACCGTACCGACACCCAACATATCAACTCCCAGCAACTCGCAGCCGTATAAACCAGGCAAATCCTACGCCGAGAGAAACGGAACAGGATTTACAGGTCTTAGTGTTGCCCATGCGGCTGGCACCAATGGCGGATTAGCTAGAGCTGAACGAGCACTGGTTGGTGAGCTTGGTTATGAAGTGGTAGTAAACCCGCACAGCGGCAAATGGTACACGGTTGGCGAGCATGGTGCTGAGTTTGTGAACCTACCCAAAGACGCGATTGTATTTGACCACCAAAAGAGCGAAGAACTGCTGAAAAATGGCTTTGTGGGCGCACGCGGAATGGCCATGGCGGAGGGTAACGCTTACGCTCTAACCAGTGGAACGATTACCGGCGGTGGTTACATTCCAAAAAACAATCCGGCCACAAGTACAACGTTCCAGAAAAATGCAAAGGCCGCTACTGCTACTGCGGCGGCAACTGAGGCGGCACAGAAAAACCTTGAACGGATTGAAGCGGAAGCGGATGCTGTAAAAGAGGCATATGAAGCCCAGAAAAAGGCGCTGGAAAAGCAAAAGAAAGAGCTGGAGAGCATTAAGGACAGCCTGGAAAGCGAGCAAAAGACACTTGACGGGATTGTTAAAACCATAACAGCTAGGATTGACAAAGAGATTGACCGACTGGAACACCAGTGGGACGACCTGAAAGAACAGCTGGAAGACGAGAAAAACAACCTTGATGCTGCCATGAACGGCGCTACCTACTTGATTGAAAAGCGGACGAAAGCTTTGCAGAAGGAGCAGGAGGCGCTGGACGACAGCTACCAGCCGCGGATTGACGCTTTGCAGGATGAGCTGGATAAGCTGAACGAAACCAACGATGCCCAGGAAAAGGCGATTGAGCTTGCCCGCAAAAAGGCGGCCATGGATGCAGCCAAAGCGAACCGCAGTGTGCGTGTATACCGTGAAGGCAAAGGCTTTGTTTGGGAAGCTGACGAGAGCGAGGTTAAAAGCACCGAAGAGGATTATAACGATGCTTTGCGCCAGAAAGAGCATGAGGATGCCCAGAAGGCCCTGGAAGACCAGAAAGCCGCGCTTGAAAAAGAGCTGGAAGACAAGAAGCAGGAACTGCAAGACAAGATTGACGCTTATGATGAATACAAAGATAAGCTGAGTGAAGGCCAGAACGAATACACCAACAGTAAAAACGTTGCGATTTTGCGGCAGCTGTACGGCGCTAATGCAGACCAGATGATTTTGAACATGGATCAGGCTATGATTGATAAGATCACGACTGATTACATGAACAACATGAGCAACACTGACCATGTGGAAAACCAGATTAAGGAAAACCAGAAGTTGATTGACCAGCTGGAAGACTACAAGAGCAAGTGGGAAGAGGTTGCAGATGCTTACGAGACGGAGCAGAACCGGATTAACACGGTGGCACGGCTTGGGGCGGACTGGGAAGAGAAGATCCTGGGACAGCGGACGGATGTGCTTGACAACTTTAAGAACCACTACATTGATATTTTGCGGCAGATTGAGGAAAAAACTGCTGAGATCAATGATTTGAGTTTGAAGATTGAGGTTGTTGAGGAAGAGTACCAAACCAAGAGCGATGAGCTGGATAAGGAAAAGAAGGCTGCCCAGGCCGAAGTGAAAACGACAAAATCCAGCAGTACATCCAACCATGCAACCGGCATTATGAACGTTGCGGCCTTTGAACGTGCGCGTGTTGATGAGGCTGGGCCTGAGATTGTTGTACGGCAGCCGGAAGCCGGGCGCTATACCAGCCTGGAGGTTGGGGACGGCGTTGTGCCGGGAAACCTGACCCGCCGGCTGTTTAGCGCAGCAATTAACCCGGAAGCTTTTGTGGAGAGTGCTATTTTGAAGCGGATGGGGAATGTGAACGCTGAGTTAGCCAGTGCTGGCAGCAGCGGCGTACACATTGGCGACATTAACATTGTGATGAACGGTGTGAATGACGTTGAGAATTTTGGCCGCATTTTGCACCAGAATATTGGCTCCATTATGGCGCAGGAGTTCAGCAAGCGGTAATTACAAACAGGACAGAGGGAAACCAACCGAGAGGAATCAGCGGTTAGGTCCCTTATATAACTAAGTCAATTTACATCGGGTAACAGATTGTTGTTGTCCGGCTTTTTGTATGGTATAATAACCCTATTATAATAAGGTGGGAAGTGTTGTACCTATGGCAAAGACTGAGAGCCAAAACAAGCCGAACACGGAGTTTACTTTTAACCCGGAAGCCAAGAACAATAAAAATAGCTCCTCTTGGAAAAAAGCAGAGGACAAAAAGGAAAATAAGTGATGGAAATAACACAATACTTAAACGAGCTAGTTGCCATGATTCCTGCTATTTTGCAGTATGTGGTGCCTGGTTTATTGATGTTATGGATTTATAACAGGCTGCTTGACAAACAGTTGCCTCAACATTACCTGATTTATTCTGTGGTAATTAGTTTTCTGCTTATGCAGGTGGTACCAACCAAGAAGTTACAGTATGTCATGGCTTGCGTTATTGCTGCCGTTCTTTCTGTTATGCGCAGGAACGTAAAAATTAAGCAGGTGTTGCATAAGCTGTTCAAATGGTCCCCAAGCGATAGCGTGTGGGAAGATGTTATTGACTACAAACGTGGAACCAATATGGTAGTCTATACAGACTGCGAGAACGATTTCAGTGGTTCTTATGTTGGAATGGATGATAAAAAGAACGTATTACTTTTATCTGGATATGATGTTTTAGATAAAGAGGGTAATGTTCTTACAACAATGGATGACCGAATTGTTATGATTCCCAGAGGAAAAATTAAATACGTTGAGCTTTGTTATGATGAAAAATCAGATGTAAAGAAATATTGGTTTAAGCGACAAGTACGATGACGATATACCGGGTGGCCTATGTGGCTGCCCGGCTTTTTTATTTTGGAGGAAAAGCTATGGCGAAGAACACATTGGATGATGCCATTGCGGGGCTGAAAGACCTGGCAAAAGAGGTGAAGCGTTACTGCGAGAGACTGATTAACAATGCCAAGTTTGACCGTACAGCTGTTGGCACAATTGTGAAGGTGCTGGACGACCACAGCGGCTATGTAGTGGCGGCTTTTGGCAAGGAATACACCATTGCGAGTAATGCGCTGTTCCAGGTGAACGATGCCGTGGCTGTGATTGCCCCGCAGAATGACTTTAAGCGGCTGTACATTAAGCCGTATGAAATTGACCGGAATCTGTTGAAGCAGGACAAGGTTGAGGAAGACCTGAAAGATTATGTGAATAAGGTTGACAAGCTGCAGGAACAGGTGGACGGCAAGGTTGAACAGTATTTTTATAACTATGACCCGACGCTTGAGAACTGGCCTGCTATGAGTTGGAAAGACGACACCACAAAGAAAGCGCACAACGGCGATTTGTTTTATAACACCAACAGCAAGAAAGGCTGGCAATGGACATACAACGAGGAAACAAAAACCGGCAGCTGGGTAGAAGTGACAGATAAGGAAACACTGGATACGCTGGAAGCTGCAAGCAAGGCACAAGACACCGGAGATGGTAAGCGCCAGGTATTTACGGCTGATGCCAGCAAGGGGGAACACCCGGAGCCGCCGTATGACACGGGCGATTTGTGGTTTAATGGAGAAGACATTCTGGTTTGTACGGTAGCACGCACGGCCAGTGACAAATATAATGCCAGCGACTGGGTAAAAAAGGATAGTTACGCCAGCAAAGATGACATGAAAAATTATGTGGATGGTGTAACGAAAGATATGCAGAGCCAGATTGACAGCAAGGCCGAGCAGCACTTTTACGCCTATGACCCTACGCTGGATAACGAGCCGGCCAAGAGCTGGACGACAGATGAGGAAAAAGAAAAACATGTGGATGACCTGTTTTATAACACAGAGACAGGCAAAGCATACCGATTTATGAAAGGTGACGATGGCAGCTACAAGTGGGAGTTGGTGCAGGACAAGGATGTAACCAATGCACTTGAGGCGGCCAGCAAGGCACAGGATACGGCGGATGGAAAGCGGCGTGTGTTTACGGCAGATGCCAGCAAGGACGAACACCCTGACCCGCCGTATGACGAAGGTGATTTGTGGTACACGGGGGCAGAAGTGCTTGTTTGTGGAAAACCCAAGGCGAAAGGCGAGGCATATGATGCCGGCGATTGGGGCAAGAAAGACAATTACACGAACAAGGACGAAGTGATTGATGCGGTTGATAAAAAGTTGACACAGGAGGACATCTTTAACCGGTTGACCAATAATGGAGCAAGCCAGGGTATGTTTATTGAAGATGGGAATGTGTACTTTAATGCGACCTACATTAAGTCTGGTGAGATTAACTCTGACCTGATTAAAACTGGTAAGATTAGCTCCAAGGATGGAAGCGTTTATTTTGATCTGGATAATTCAGTAGTTCATACGACTGATGGGCAGTTTGTTACAACGCTTGATAAAAATTCTATCCTTATTAAATCTGGAGATTCTACGCTAGTACACCTTTACGGTGAAACCCGTGACTATAAGGGCAATCCTTGCTGGGACGGTTCTTTGAAAATAAACGGTCATACAGGGGCAACATTTGAAAATATAAATTCTGAAGCTTCCTTGAATAGTTATAATATTTCTTTTCGTGTAAAAGACGACGATGGCTCTGAACATTCAACCACTCTAAGCGCTGAAGGTTTAACAACTACCAGCATTAGCTTTGGTGTTAGTAGTGATGATGGTGCCCCAACCCAATATGGGAGCCTTACATGTAATAGTTCTACGCTTGTAGCTTCTTTTTCAACAATACAATCCGAAGCAAATATTCAATTATATAAAAGAGGAAGCAGTATTCCTGCTTTTTATGTCTACGATGGCACTACTAACTGGGGCGGCCAAACACTTGGTTGGGATGGTAGCAAAGAAGTAGCCACTCTTGACGCAAACACCCAGGCCGTACCGTTCATTTATGGTATTGAGCTTGTAAAAAATGCGCAGGGTTATGTGACCGATGTAAAACTGAAACAACATGGGCTGCGGTTTATTGGTGGCATTTTGGTTTAATTTTGACGAGGAGATTTTATGATGGAAAATTTTAATTTGAAATGCGAACAGTTGAAGACTTACATTTGTGACGGTGTGAACCAGGTTGGATTGCCGCCGTATGCGGTGGAGCTAATTTTGGAGAGTTTGCTGCGTGATGTGCAGAATATCCGCAAGAGCGCGATACAGGAAGAGATGGAAGCGGCTAAGAAGGCTGCGGCAGAAAAGGCCGAGAAAACACCGGTTGATGCAGCAGAGGATAAGCCGGAAGAAAGCGTAAAATAAATATAAGCTAATAGCGTTATTGAAAAATAAAAATAACCGCCTGACCTTGATTGGTTGGGCGGCTTTTGTTGTTTAGAGAGGGAGGGGAGTGGCGGGAGGATGAGCAAACCAGCATTATATACCGTATCAGCATTTGATGCGACAAAAGATTATACATTCCGATTCCGATACATTGGTGTGATTACCAAGGTGGAGGCACAGATTTGGGCAAATGCCATGAGTGCAGAGGAACTGGGCAGCCCAACTTACCAGAGTGGTGAGGTGAGTACCCAGAGATCCGAGTTTACTTTGAAGGCCAGCAGCATTACAAACAGCAGCGCGGCGTTTGGTATTAAAGTACGGGTGTGCGGCCAGGACAGTGCGTGGAGCGAATGGAGCAACATTCTGCTGTTTTATTGTGTGGAGACACCGGTGTTTAAGTTCAAAGAGATCAGCACCAAGGACAAAACCAACATTGAATACAGTGCTTTTGAGTTTACAGTGCAATACGAGAGCACCCAGGGCGAAGAGCTGAACGAATATACGATTGAACTGTATGATGCCAGCAAGAGCCTGGTAAAAAGCAGCGAAACGCTGCGGGTGCCGGACAAGGCGTATATTATCAGCAACCTGCGCAATGACACGACTTATTACGCCAGAGCACAGGGCATTACCCAGCACGGCATGAAGTTGGACACTGGATTTTGTGAACTGCTGATTGGCTATGTGGGCGGTGACGGCTATGCGGCTGTGGCGCTGGAAAACCATTATGAAGAGGGCTGCATTTGGGTAAAATCTTATGTTGTAACGATTGAGGGCAAGGACCGCAACGACAACAAGGACGACTACCACTATGTGAGCGGATCGGCCGGGGACCAGGCAGTAGACCTGACGGTGGATGATACCGACCCGGTTAAGGCTGACATGACGTTCAAAGACGGATTTAAGGTACAGGGCAGCCATGTGGAAGAAGGAAGCGTGGTGGACAGCAGCTATGCCTTGGGGCTGAACATGAGAAGCGACCGCTGGAACAAGCTGCTGATTGGGCTGTGGAACAAACTGAGCAACGGGATCAGTATGCCGACAATGGACGAAGATCCATATGCTTTGAAGCTATTTTTGTGCCGCCGCGACATTGCGGACGATTACAGCAGCAATGCCTACAACTACCAGACGAACGAAAAGAAAACATGTTATTACCTGGAACTGACCTGCGGCGGATACTGTTTGCAGAGCAATGTAAAAACCAGTGCGCCAAATGGTTGGTTTAAGGTGTATTTGAAAAACCAGGGCGGCCTGTTTGAGCTGCACTGGGAGTAAAGGAGGGGTGTGGAATGATTGTGGGAGCCGATATTTTGATGGGACAGAATGCGATTTTGCCATACCCGCCCTATAATGAGGCGCTGAATGTGTTGAAACTGCAGAACGGTGTTTATGACGACCTACTGTTAAGCCGCGATGCCGACAAGGATTACGGCAAGTACAATCTGGACAATGGATGGCAGGCACAGACGGCCATTTATGCGGCTTTTAACGGTGATACCCTGGGCGGCAACCTGCGCTACCGGGCAGAACAGATCAGCGAGATGCGGTTAAAACGACGCCGGGTTGGAACCTATAACTGGATCACCCTGGCGACCAAGCACCGGCCAACCCCAGTGAATGATGAAACCCTGAAGGAATGGGAAAAAGAACTGAACAACTGGGTACACATTGATTGGTACGCAGACGGGCGCAACACCGAGTATGAGTATGCGTTTGTGCCGATTATTGACGATGCCGAGCAGGATATGTTCACGAACAAGATTTTGAGCAGCTTTGACGGTGCAGTGCTGACGGACGGAGACATTAGTTACCACCTGTTATTTGATGCCAGCGTGACCAGTACGACCAGAACACAGCCAAACAGTGTGGTGGAAACTATGAGCAGCCGTTACCCGTATGTGATTTACGGTAGCGACCTGAACTATGAGCAGGGCAATTTTACGGCCACTGTGCTGAAATACAGTTTTGACACGGATGATTATGACGGGGATGGCGGTGCCCGGTACCGCAAGCAGTTTGTGGACTGGTGTACCAACAAGAAGCCGAAGATTTTGAAGCTGTTTGACGGACGCAGCTGGATGGCGAACATTATTAACCAGCCGAGTATCAGTTACAGTGACCATTATGACAAGGTTGCCGTGGCGTTTGATTTTGTGGAGATTGGCAGCTTGGAGAGCAGCACCGATTTGTACCGCAACGGGTTTATTGCAGAAGATATTGAAGGGAGTTGATGCGCGATGTATGTGCCAAGCACAGAAGACATACGAACCTTATACTCCCATAACATTGAGCTGTACACCCGCATTGACCTGCTGAACGACCGGATGAAGACGATTGACAGTTTGCAGGGCATTACGACCGAGGGAAGAATTTCCGTAGATGCAGATGCGGACATCCGGCGAACGTACACTTCGACCATTGTGCTGGACGAAAAACATGCGATCAGCCAGTACAGCGAGAGCGAGTGGATGAACAAGTACGTTTGGATTTACATTGGTGTGAAAACCCCGATGCTGGACGATATTATCTGGTATAGCCAGGGGGTATATGTGTTCAGCCAGAACGGATACAATTATGACACGCAGACCCGGAGCTTGACTATTAACTGTATGGACCTGACAGCAATGCTGAATGACACGTTGGCCGGACAGCTGACAGGTATTAAAACCGTGTTTAAGGCCGGGGGCGGAATCCGCAGGGCAATGGTGGAGCTATTACAGGAAGTGGGGATCAACAAAGTATTTGTAGAATATTGGAACCGAACGATCCCTTATGACCAGGAGTTTGATGCGGCGACCAGTGTGTGGACAATTTTGACACAGTTGCGGGATTTGTATTACCCGTTTGAAATATTTTTTGAGGATGATGTGTTCAAATGCCAGCAGATCCCAAGCTGTGAGGATGACCCGCTGGTGCTGAATGCCGATGTGTTCAATGATTTGATCATCAGCGAAGACGCAACGGTGGATTACAGCGAGGTGCGAAACTGCGTAGAGGTGTTTGGCGCTGCGGCAAGCCCAGATGTGAGCTGCACAGACCTGGTGGTGGACACGACAAAGAAAACCATAACATTAAACGTGGTTGGATTGGCATTGAGCGGTAAGAAGCTGATTTTGTTTACGCCGCCGGACAATGTGGCCGACCTGTACGATGCCGACAAAGGGTACCAGATGAAGATCAGCGCCAAAGCAACAGAGAGCAGCGATGCGGTTGTGACCGATGTTTTGAGCCTGTATACCATCAGCACAGATGAAGCCGGCAATAACAAAAAGGCCAAGCAGGACTGCATGAAACCAAAAGTACAATATGTGGTGCGCTACGATGCCGATTATTCCCCGAATGAGAATGGCGGCAAAGGGCGCTTTTATTTTTATGGGCAGGTACAGCCGCACGCCATGGTGATGCTGAAAAATGCAAAACCGAGCAAGGAAGAGCTGGACAAGCTGAAAGAAACCGAGAACTGCCAGAATTTGGAAGTTGTGAGTACCGCCAACCCGGATATTGAAGGGTATGAGGAGGACGACCAGTTTTTGAACAGCCCGTTCAGCATTGAACGAATTGGACGGCGCAATGTGGTTTTGAGCGGCGGTGAATACGATAATTACACCACAGATGACGGCATTTTGGATGTGGCTGAATACGAGCTATGGAAGCGGGCGCGATTGACCGACAGCATTACGGTGAAGATGCTGCTGGTGCCGTGGTTGGATGTGAATACCAAGGTTGAATACTGCCCGCGTTACATGGGCGGCAAGACAGCCGTGCAATTTATTATTAAAAAGATTGATAAGAGCTTGGGGCAGGGAACGATGGATGTGACGCTGATGAGGTTTTACCCGTATTACCCGTACCCTGTAAAAGATGAAACAGGAGGAAACTTTAAGTAATTAAAATCATTGTCAATGGTGATTAAATGTGTTGAAACATGCTCATGGAGGATAAGAGGAAATTGCTAAAAAGCTTCAAGACAGAAATAAATCCGACGGTCGAGCAAAAAATCAAGATTCGTAAGACGATAGGAACCTGCAGATTTATTTATAACTTCTATTTGGCTCATAACAAAAAGCTCCACGAAGATGGGGAAAAATTCATGAGCAGCAGTAAATTTAGAGTCTGGCTTAACAACAAATATCTTCCACAGCATCCGGAGTATTTGTGGATCAAGGAAGCATATTCAAAAGCTGTAACGCAGTCAGTAAATAATGGACAGACCGCATTTACAAGATTTTTCAATCACGAAAGCGCCTTTCCTAATTTCAAAAAGAAAGGCAAGTCCGATGTAAAAATGTATTTCGTAAAGAATAATCCTCAAGATTGTTGCTGCGAAAGACACCGGATTAAAATTCCATCACTTGGTTGGGTTCGTATCAAGGAAAAAGGATATATCCCAACTACTAAAGATGGATATGTGATTAAAAGCGGTTCGGTTTCCATAAAGGCTGGCAGGTACTATGTTTCGGCTCTTGTGGAGGTCTCTGACAACAAAGCAGTCGATCATTTCGGCGAAGGAATTGGCATAGACCTCGGATTGAAAGACTTCGCCATTGTATCAAACGGTAAAACATATCAAAACATTAACAAATCAGCAAGGCTTAAAAAACTTGAGAGACAACTTATTCGAGAACAAAGGTGTCTCTCTCGTAAATACGAAAAATTAAAGGAAGGAGAGTCCACTCAAAAGAATATACAAAAGCAAAAGCTCAAAGTACAAAGACTTCATCATAAAATAGATAATATCCGTACTGATTATATCAATAAATCAATAGCTGAGATAGTGAAAACCAAGCCATCTTATATAACTATTGAAAATTTGAATGTATCAGGAATGATGAAGAACAGCCATCTTTCAAAAGCTGTTGCGTCACAGAAGTTCTATGAATTTAGAACCAAGCTTAAAGCAAAATGTGATGAAAATGGTATTGAATTAAGAGTCGTAGACAGATGGTATCCATCATCCAAAATATGTCACTGCTGTGGTGCTATCAAGAAAGATTTGAAGCTTTCAGATAGAATATACCGTTGTGATTGTGGCTATATCGAGGATAGGGACTTTAATGCTGCTCTTAATCTAAGAGATGCTTTAACTTACGAAGTTGCATAATAAAAGCAAGCGTAAGTATGTACCGAAGGCTATTTCGGGAATTTACGACTGCGGAGTGTACAAGAACTTGTGAGTAGCGTATTGTTTATAATCGTCAAAGCATACACATTGAAGCAGTAAGAAGTATCCGCAAGGACTTCAATTTCTCGATGTGTTTGAGTATATTTCAACACATTTTGAGTGGCAGAGTGATAAGTAATGGCAGATACCTATACAAAGTTCCCGGAAGGTATTGATACGTTTGAAGACAATGCCGACCTGGACAGCGGCCATGCTGCAGCGGCAGCTCAGTACACCAAGTACCTGGCAGACGGCAAGTATACCGAAGCCAGCAATTACCTGAACCAGAACAGCGGCCTGCGCAAATACATTATTAAAGCGGCGGACATTAACCATGTGAAACATGCGATTACTGCACTGGAACAGCATTATGCCGGAGCGGTGAATTACATCATTGATGGCAAGTTTGACCCCGACATGATGATCCATGAATACAGCTACAGTTACAGCGGCGGGACCCATACCCTGACATGCAAGAGCGGCAGCAGTTACAGCAACGCAGCCAACGGCAAAGCATATTTTACCACGGCGTTCAGTGACGGGCACAGACTGGTGATCAATGGCAAAGACATGACCAGCAACGCCTACTGCGGCACAGAGAAACTGGGTGACGGTGCAATTGGTGCTGGGCAGTGGGTGATTTTTCAGTACGATACGAGGAGAAACATTGTAAATTTTACTAACGGCAGCGGCATTGGGGCTTCCAAGCTGGCTGCCACGACTGCTTTACCGGACCAGGTGCTGGCAGGACAGACATTTTACAGCAAGAACAAAACCCTGAAAACCGGCACCATGCAGAATTACGGCAATGTAACGGCAGAGTTGGCCAACGGCGAGAGCTACCAGATCAAGGCCGGCTATTATAGCGGTGGTGCGATCAGCGCAAGCGGGCTGGATAGCAATACGCCGGGCACTGCGGATGAAAAATCTATCCTGGAAGGAAAAACTGCCTGGGTAGATGGCAAATTGGTGAAAGGATCTATCAAGACTTATTCTGCTACAACCCAGCTGCAGGGCGGCGAGCGCGAGAGCACCAAGATGACCGTGCAGAAAAAGGACGGTGTGACCCGGCTGTGTGTAGCCACAGATAACCAGAAAACCAACGATATTTACAGTGGCTGCTATTACGATAACGTGATGTGGCTGTGGGGAACCGCAAGCACGGCGGCCAAAGCCCTGTTGGAGGATGATACCACCAATGCGGCAACCGCCAATGATGTGGCCAGCGACAAGAAGTTTATTGATAAGAATGGCAACTGTACGCAGGGTACCCTGACCAGGCGCAGCTATGGCTTTGCCCATGACATGGGTTTTGGAACCGACAGCGAGTATTTTGCGCTGCGTAATATTGACGAGGGTGCATACAAAAGTGACGGTAATTTTTGGGCACCGGAAGTGCGCGTGAACCTGGCCGATTTCCGCAAAGGGATTGGCTGCACAGAAGATAAAATTGTGAACGGCGAAAGCATTGCCGACCTGACTGGTAAAGCCGGAGGCCGAATTGCAACGATTGATAAGGATACAACCAACGGCGACCATTACAGCAACGTGGTGACGACTGGCGGTTGCCAGCACGCATGGGTTGCGGTCAGTGTGAGTAAGACCGGAACAGAAAACAGACTTAACCGAGTGTGGGTACAGGCCAGCAACGACGGCAGCAACTGGACGGATGTGTGGGACAGCGGAAGCGGACTGCAGGCTGTATACAAGCAGCAGGCTTTGAACACATCCACAGTGTACACCCAATGGCGCGTGAAGCTGAACAGCGATGGCGATAAGTGCCACGCCCATATTGTATTGTTTGTTTGAAAAATAGAAAGGGGAGGAGGAAAACATGGCATTAAGTTTTGAAGAATCGAAACGGATGGCGACTGAGATGGCGGCCAAAGCAGAGCCAGTGGCATTGCAGGCTGAGGCTGCCCCCATGGCCGCGGTGGTTGATATGCCACAGGCGCAGGCCAATGATGACGGCGGCTACACCCGCAGTGAAAAATACCTGTGGTACAGCCAATATAACGACGATGCGTTTTCGACCATTGACGAGATGAAAAATGTTGTGATGGACGAGACCCAGATCAACATTACCCAGGAAACCAACAGCCAGGTGATCCCGTTTAAGATGCCGCGGCGATATGACGGCATTGATTTGATGCAGATGATGCTGCAGGTACATTACCTGAATGTGGATGGACAGGAAGCATATGCCACGCCGATCAATGTTACCTATAACGATGATACGATCCGGTTCTATTGGCTGGTTACAAATAGTGTGACAAGCAAAAAGGGGACAGTGCGCTTTGAGATCACTGCAACCGGTGTAAATGAACGCAGCGAGACCTATATGTGGCGCACACGACCAAACGGTGAGCTGAATATCTTGGAGGCTTTGAGTGGTACCAAGATGGTGGAACCGGACAAAGACTGGTACACAAGCTTTGTTGCCCTGATGGACGAGAAGGTTGGCCAGGCTTCCAGCTATGCCAGTGCCGCACAGGCCAGCGCCCAGGATGCAGCCAATGCTGCGGCGGGTGTGGATAATAAGATCCAGAATGCGGCAGCAGGAATTAAACAGGAGCTGCAGAGTGACCTTGACACCAACTATACCAAGAAAACTGAGCTGACCACGGAGCTTGCCAAGTATTACAACAAGGAAGAAGTGGACGGCTTTGTTACACTGTTGGAAGGTAAGATTTCCGGGATCGACGGATTGGCGGCTTTTAACTGTGCGTATGATGCGGGCACCCGTACTTTAACATTTTATAACGGCGATGCAGTGATTAAAACTGTAACCTTAAGCACCGATCCCAGCGCAGAGTGGACGACCGCATATGGCAAGACGGTGGATGCTAAGATCAGCGCGGCGGTAAACCCGGTAAGCACAGCGCTGGATGAATATAAGACCAGCAACAACGAGGCCGTGAAAGCTTTGCAGGATAGTGTGGGCGACCTGCCGAACACCTTGCAGAGTGATTATTATAATAAGGAAACAACCAACAAACTGCTGGCTGATAAGGCGGACAAAACTGCTCTGGATGGATTTACCAATGATTTGACCGTGACCAAGAATACCGTGACAGCTTTGCAGGGCAGTGTGGATACGGCAAACAGCGATATTGCAGAAATCCAGGAAAAGATCAAAGATATTAAGCCCAGCAACGGCCATGAGTACGACATTACTTACACCAGTGATGACGGTCATTTGAGCCTGTTGGAAGACGGAACAACCAAGACTGTTGTTACCATTAAAGGTGGTGGCGGTGGCGGCGGTGAGACAACCAGCACCATTACCATTGAACGGATTGGTGACAGCAGCCTGACGGTAGTTCAGGGCGACAGTGCATTGATCAGCTTTAAGTTTACGAGTGTGGACAATGCTGGCGATGACACCGGCAATGCGACTGGCAACTGGTATGTTGGCAACACCAAGGTGGCAACCACGACCATCACCCAGGGCAAGAACACCTTTGATGTGACGCAATACTTGCACAGTGGTGACAACACCGTGCGGCTGCAGGTTACGGACAGCATGGGCAGTGTGGGCAGCAAGAACTGGTCGGTTAATGTTGTTGAGTTTTATTTGGAGAGCATTTTTGATGACTCTCTTTTTTATTCTGGCGAAGTAACTTACCGGTTTACTCCGTATGGCAATATTGCCAAAAACATCAGCTTTAAGTTGGATGGCAAAGTGATTGGCGGAACAAGCACTGCAGTGACAGGCCGCCAGATGACCTACAATTTGCCCGCCCAGAAGCACGGCAGCCACCTGCTGGAAGTGAGCATGACGGCGGAGATCAATGGCAAACAGGTGACAAGCAACACCCTGCGCCACGATATTATGTGGGTGGAAGAGGGTAATAATACCCCGATTATCAGTTGCGCCGTGCTGGATTACAGTGCCAAACAGTACAGCAATGTTGCGATCAGCTATACCGTGTATGACCCGGCCAGCAGCAACACCAATGTGACCCTGGCTGTGGACGGCATTGTTGCCAGCAAGCTGACGGTAGGACGCACCAAACAGACCTGGACGTTCAAGAGCAGTGAGATTGGTAGCCATGTGCTGACCATTACCTGCGGCGAGACGGTAAAGACCATCAATGTAAAAATTACCGAGCTGGGTATTAACATTGAGCCGGTGAAAACCAACCTGATGTTTGACTTTAACCCGGCTGGCCGAACCAATGCGGACGAAAACCGCCTGTGGACTGATGGCAATACCGCGATGACGGTAAGCGACAACTTTGACTGGAGCAATGGCGGCTATCAGATTGATGAGGACGGCGATACTTACTTTTGCGTGAAAGCCGGAACTACCGCCACGCTGGATTATAAGCTGTTTGCGGACGATGCCAAAAAGAAGGGTAAGAACTTTAAGCTGGTGTTTAAGACCACCAATGTGCGAGACTACGATGCTACGGCGCTAACCTGCGCAAATGGCAACGTTGGTTTGACGGTACAGGCACAAAAGATTACCCTGACCAGCCAGCAGAACCGCATTGAGCTGCCGATTTGCGAAGATGACTTTTTGGAGTTTGAGTTCAATATTTTGCCGGACAGCAAGTATAAAGAGATGGTGCTATGGTGCGACGGTATCCCCTGTAAGGTGGAACTGTACGATGCAAGCGACAACTTTACACAGGCAAGCCCGGTTGGCATTACGATTGGCTCTGCGGACTGTGATGTGCAGGTATACCGCATGAAAACCTACGGCATGGAGCTGTCTGACGATGAAATCCTGGACAACTTTATTGCGGATGCCAAGAACGCCGAGCTGATGATTGAACGCTATAACCGCAACGATATTACCAATGTGAGCGGCGAGCTGGATGCTGACCTTTTGGCCGAGAAGTGCCCGGATCTACGCATTATCAAGATCAGCGCCCCGACCTTTACGACCGGCAAGAAGAATGAAGTTTCTGATACCACCATCCAGCAAATTTACAAGAACGGACGCGCCGTGGAGGATAACTGGACCGCGACCGGCAGCCATAAAGGCCAGGGCACCAGCTCCAATGCGTATGGCGAGAGCGGTCGAAACATTGATATTAACTGTTCCGGCGGATTTACGTTTGGCGACGACAGCACCGGCAGTACCTATGCCTTGACTGAGAACAGTATCCCGGAGAAATATTTTAATATCAAGGTAAATATTGCAAGCTCTGAAAACGCAAATAACGCCTGCATTGCAGATGATTACAACACGTTTAACCCATATATCCGCAAGGCGAAGAAAGAGAACCCGAAGGTGCGCGACACGATGGCGTTTTACCCGTGCGTGGTGTTTATCCAGGAGACGGACGTGGAGAACGCGACAGTGTTTAAGGACGGCCAGTGGCATTTTTACGCCTGCGGTGATATTGGCAACAGCAAGAAGAACAATGACACCCAGGGCATGGACCCCGAAAACCACAAGGAAGTTATTGTTGAGATTGATAATAACACCGATGCCCAGACCCGCTTTTTGAGTGATGATTTGAGCCAGGAAACTTGGGACGGCGACCACAGCTTTGAGTTCCGCTATATTAGCAAAAAGTGTACCGAGGAAGAAACACAGGCAGCAAAGAATGCCTGGCAGAGCTTGTTGACCTGGGTAGTAAATGCAGATGATGCAGAGTTTAAGGCCCACTTTGAGGACCACTTTATCAAGGACAGTGTGCTGTTCTATTATCTGTTCACTGAGCGCCACACAATGGTGGATAACCGCGCCAAGAATGTGTTCCCCCACACAGAAGATCTGATCCATTGGGATTTTTGCATGGATTATGATAACGATACCTGCCAGGGCAACGACAATGAGGGCGGATTGACACTGACTTACGGCTATGAGGACACCGACACCATTGGCACCAAGAGCGTGTTTAACGCGGCAGACAGCAAGCTGTGGTGCAAGGTACGAGATCTTTTTGCGGACGACTTGCAGAAGATGTACCTGAACCGTGAGAGCGCTTTGGCCTGGAGTGCAAACCGTATTTTGCGCAAGATTGAGGCGTACCAGGATGTGAAGCCTGAAAAGCTTTGGATCATGGACATGCGGCGCAAATATTTCCGCACCTATGAAGACAATGGGACGACCAATTACCTGCCGATGATGCACGGCAACAAGCGCCACCAGCGCCGTCAGTACCAGAAGTACCAGGAAAAGTATATTGCGAGCAAGTACAGCGGTACGACCTGCACGGCTGATGATATGACGATCCGCGGCTATACCCCGACCAACTGGACAGGTGTGCAGCCGGACGGTACGTTCCATATCCGCCCGTATGCAGATACCTATGTGAGTGTTTTGTATGGCTCCAACCCGGTAAAAATGCGCGGCAAGCGCGGCCAGACCTACACGATTGAGTGCCCGATTGCAGCCATGAACGATACCGAGGTTTATGTTTACAATGCCAGCCTGATACAGAGCATTGGCGACATTAGTGGATTTTACCCTGGGTATGTTGATTTTAGCCATGGTGCGAAATTGACCGACTTGCAGGTTGGCAACGGCACCGAAGGCTACCGCAACACAAACCTGACCGACTTTGCGGTTGGCAACAATACGCTGCTGGAACACCTGAATTTGCAGAATGTGCCAAACCTGAAGAAATCCATCAGCTTGGCGGGATGTGTAAACCTGACCGATTTTTATGCCGGCGGAAGCGGTATTACCGGTGTGGCGTTTGCCAAGGGCGGCAAGATTGAAAAGGCTGAACTGCCTGCGATTGCAAGCCTGACGGCACAGAACCTGAACCACCTGACCGATTTGAAGATTGACGGCTATGAGAACCTGACCACACTGGTTGTGGAAAGCTGCCCGACCATTGACTTGAAAGCTATGTTGGAAAAATGCACAGGTTTGAACCGCGTGCGCCTGACTGGCCTTGATTGGGAATGCGAGGATACAGCGCTGCTTGACCGGCTGTACACGATGACCGGCCTGGATGAGAACGGCTATAATACCGAGCACTCTGTACTGGAGGGCAAGGTACATGTACCCATTATGCGTGAAAAGAAGCTGGCAGAGTTTAATGCACAGTGGCCGGATTTGAAGATCAGTTACAACACGCTGGTGGAACAGTTTACCTGGACCTTTGTGAATGATGATGACGAGCACACAGTTTTGGACGTGCAGTACATTGACAAGGGTGGTAAGGCTGTTGACCCTGTGACCCGTGCGGAGAAGCCGATCCCGAAGCCGACCAAGAAGAGCACGGTGAGCACTGACTTTACCTATGCTGGATGGGACACAAAGTTTGTTACAGTATTTACCAACCAGACCGTAACGGCCAAATATACCGAGAGTGTGCGGAAGTATACCGTGCGCTACCTGAACAATGGTGCGGAAAAGCAGAAAACAGTTGCTCCTTATGGCAGCATGGTGTTGTACGAAGGCGATACCCCGACCTATACGGCGGAGGAAGGTGCCTATAAGTTCTACCTGTTTGACCATTGGGACAAGGGCGGATATGTGAACGGAGACAAGGACATCAATGCGGTATACGACAGCTGCGAATATACCTCTGGTTATTTTGACGGCAAAGAGATTGGCAGTTTGCGCCCGGTTGAGATTTACGCAATGAAAAAGGTTGGTGTGGAGAATAAGGTGGTTAGCCCTAAGGACGCTGTGACCATTACGATGGGCAACGACTTTAGCTACTCTGACATTGAAGAGAAGGTTTTGATTAACGAGAAAAAGACCTTTGATGGCACCAATTATGTGGACACCGGTGTACAGCTGTTGAAGGAAGACCGGGACTGGGTGCTGGCGGTGGATTACCGGATGACCACAACTGATACGGCCAATGCTGTGCTGATGCAGTGTTTTGAAACCAATGGCATGAACGGCATCCGCATTTGGAACAATAATGGAGCCAAGATCAGTTGGGGCACCGAAAGTGCAACAGCTGCCACAGTTGGAACTCGTGACATGGTGGTAATGCGCCACAAGAAGGGCGAAAATAACCTGCATGTGTATACGGCTAACATTTACGGTGACGACATTGTTTATACCGAGATTAACCGTGGACGAATTACACAGACCAATGCAACGCTGGTGTTTGGTTGCGCCAAGGCCGATGACGGGGAATATGAACGGTTTGCCAAGGGGGATGTGTACTGGGCGAAAGTTTGGTATGCAGACCTGGGCGACAATGCCTGCCGGAAGCTGGCTGCATGGCCGCATGAAACCCGCGAATATGAGATGTGCGGATTTAAGCAGTTTTATTTAAGCGATAACACAAACAAGCGCTGCGCAATGACGTTTTTGGCAAAAAATACGCTGGCACGCAAGATGCCGATTACCAGCAGCTATTACAACAATGGCGGTTGGCCCGCAGCAACGCTGCGCACCTACCTGGACAAGCGGCTGCCGAATGCCTTGCCGATTGGATGGCAGCAGTTGATCCAAAAGGTAAAAGTGACATCCAGTGCGGGCGGAACATCCAAGGAAATTGTGACGGCGGATTGTTACTTCTTTATACCGGCTGCATATGAGCTGAACCCCAGCATGAACAGTGAGCCGTATATTTATGAAGGTACAACGATCAGTTACATGACAGATAATCAGAGCCGAATCTGCTATGACGATGATGGCGCGGCCACCACTTATTGGACACGCAGCCCGAATGTTCAGTATGCAGATTACTTTTTGCAGGTTGCAGCGGACGGCCAGATTTACAGCTATGTTACCCCGAATGAGCAGCATGGCGTGCGCGTGATGTTCAGCGTGTAAAGGAGGTTGAGGGACGAAATGTATTACAAGGTGATATATAACGGCCAGGTGATTGATACCCTTGACCACCTGAGTTTTGTGAAATACCAGACGAAACACGGGATTATGGTGAACTGCACAGCAGATGATGCCGAAGGAATTGTGAGCAGTGATGGGCGCTACATCTGGCATGTAGACGGATACTATAACATTCCGGCGGCAGGATACGATACCGTGCAGTTGGAAGAGATCAGTGTTTACGAATATGACAAGCTGAAAGCCTTGGGGGCCAAAACCCCTGAGGCTATTATTGATGCTTATACCCTGAGCCTGATTGAAGGAGGTGTGCTATGAGCGACTTTGTGGAGAGTTTGCGGCGGCTGTATTTGGATCGCCGATTAAAAGAAGCGACCCTAAATGCGCTGTGGCACAAGGGCAAAATCAGCCGCAATGAGTTTGACTACATTGTGAGCGGAAAGGAGACGAGCAATGTACACGATCCTGATTAACGAGGACAATACCCTGACCGCCAGTGTGGTGGAGCGCGTGATGCAGCAGAGCAAGCTGGTAGACACCCTGCATTTTTTGGCTGACCCGGAGTATAAGGGCAAAGACATGCGCGACTATGTGGTGATGCTGGAATACCGGTTGCCGGTGAGCAAGAAATACCGCACCGAGTTTTTGACGCTGAGTGACGAGATGTATAAAAACAAGCTGGAATATAAGCTGCCCTTTGACACAGCTCTGACCAGTGAGGCCGGTGTGATTGAGTTCCAGCTGACCTTTGGCAACATTGAGATGGATGCTGAAGGAAGGACTACCCAGTACATCCGCAAGGTTGGACCGGGCGAAATTAAAATTATTGATGTTTACGACTGGGCGGCCACGATCCCGGACGAAGCACTGAATGCTTTGGACCAGCGGATTATTGCGATGCAGGCCATGCTGAAGGCCATGATTGATAAGAACAACACTATGATGAACAGCAAGGCCGACAACCTGAGCTACAAGAATGACATGCTGCAGCTGACCGCCAACGGAAGCCCGATTGGCAATGCGGTAGAGATCAAGAGTGGCGGCGGTTCCGGCGGCGGTGATAGTACAACTGGTGGAAATATGCGGGTGGTTGAGTTTTAAGGCTTGACCGCCTGCATTTTTCTATATAGCGACAAATGGAGAAAGGAGTTGGGAGAATGGCAACCACAAGTAAGTTGGGCTATGGTAACGCGGAAAACCTGGATACAGCGATTACGAATGGAATTATTGACGAGAAGGACCTAGTTATTACCAAGGATACATCGGAGTTTTATTACATCCGTGACGATAAGAGCAAGCAGGCGATCCGCCCCCGAACCCGTGTTTTTGATAGCAACGGACAAGCCAATGAACAGCTGAACAACAGCAGCGACACTTATGCCGGGCAGACCGTAATGATTAAAAACACCGAGGGCAAGTATGAGCCGTGGATTGTACAGCTGTTGGATACCGGGAAGTTTGCTGTTGAACCGTTCAGCACTGCAAGCACTGGATTTGTTTGGCAGGAATTTTAACCGACAAAAACAACATGAAATTTAAGGAGAGATAATTATGGCAGAAGTAAAATTTAATTATGGTACCAAAGCTAACTTTGAAGCCCTGGAGGCAAAGGACAACGACACCCTGTATTTTTTGACTGACACTTTGCAGATTTTTAAGGGCGCAGTTGAATATACCAAGAGCTGCAAACTGGTGAGCACCCTGCCTGGTTCTGGCCAGGTACAGGGCGTTGTTTATGTGCGCACCAGCGACTTTACCTTGCATGTGTTCAATGGTACCAGCTATATCCAGCTGAACAAGGCCACCGTGACTGAGATCCCGGCTGCCAACGCCAGCGATGACAATGTGCCGACCACCAAGGCTGTTGCCGATTACGTCAACGCCAAGATTGAAGCCGTTGAGAATGCCAAGGGCAAGTTTGTTACCGATGTCACCTACAATGAGGGCGTGCTGAGTGTTGCCAAGGGCGGCGACCCTGTTACTACCACCCTGACTGGCGTTGTGCATGCACCGACTTATGACGCAAGCACCCGCACCATCAAGCTGCCGGTATTTGGCGGTGACGAACTGACCATTGCGCTGGGCAAGGATCTGGTTGTGACCAGCGGTACTTATAATGCCAAGGACAAGAACATTGAGCTGACCATTACCAGCGGCGATGTGATCAAGATCCCGGTTGGCAGCCTGATTGATATTTACACCGGTCTGGCAACTTCCACCGCTGAGGTTACTGTTTCTACTGACAATAAGATCAGCGTGAAGGTGAAGGTGAGCGCCAAGGCTGACAACTCCATTACCCTGGAGGAAGACGGCCTGTATGTTGCTGTGCCCGATGCTTATACCAAGGCCGAAGCTGACAAAAAGATCAAGGCTGTGCAGACCGCCCTGGATACACACACTGCGAATGTCGACATCCATGTGACCAAGGAACAGAAGGCCACCTGGGATGCCAAGGTGGGCACTGAACAGCTGGCTGCCGCCAAGAGCGAGGCCATTGCTGCTGCCGCTGCTGACGCAACCACCAAGGCTGATGCTGCCCGTGATGCCGCCAAGGAGTATGCTGACAGCCTGAACACCGCCATGGATACCCGCGTGAAGGTTGTTGAGGGCGCTATTACCTGGAAGACCATTGGCTGAGACGGCCAAGCGGTTAGTTATTTCAAATTGACATAAAAAATAGCCTTCGCTGTGGAGCCAGTGTTTTGCGAAATAAGGAGAACATGCACTGTGCAGCGAAGGTTTTATATTGTATTGACAAACAACGATGTTGAATATATAATAATAGTAGAACTAAGGCACCGACATAGACGGTCGCGCCTCAGTTTACGATGAAACTACAATGGCTAAACCATCATAGCAAAAAACCGCTCTGGTTGCGACAGGGCGGTTTTACTTTTTATTACCACGAAAAAACGTGATAACTGCTACGACAGTTTGTACCCCAGTGAACACAACGCCAATAATGACGATGGTATCAACAAAGGATAGATCCGGCATAAGCATCACCTCCTGGTAAAAATGAATTTACCGGAAGGCAAAGTAGGGGCGCTCCACAATGCCTTGCGGCAGATGGGAGGCTTGACCGCCTATTACGTCTATGAGGAAGATATGGCAAAAAGGAATAAACGTTGGTGCCTTAGTTCTGCTATTATTATACTGTCAATGCAAAATTTGTCAAATTAAATACTGAATCGAAACCGCTTATCTGTACGCAGGTAGGCGGTTTTTTTATTGTTACAAAAAGGAGTTTTACGATGTCAAAACTTTCTTTATGCGAGATCCAACAGTCGCAGCTGGATAAAACTCCTATTGTGGATGGACAGCTGGTATGCTGCTTGGATACGGGAAACACTTACCGGGACACAGCCGGCGGGCGAGTTCGGATTGGAAGCGATCTGGAACGAGTGAGTGAGCTGCCATTGGCCCCGCTGGCCGGGAAGATTTATTACCTGCCGCCCGGAGATTTATATATTTATAACTCTGGTTGGGTAATGCTGAATGATACTGATTTTACAATTGGGGCCAGCAAGGCTGATGCCACAGAAGTCAATTTGGAGCTGAAACATGGTGATGTGGCAAAAGGTACGGTAAAGGTGCGCGGCACCGGCATTACGAGCGTGACGGCGGATGCAGATGGGAGACTGATTATCAACACCCCAAGCCCGGAAGCTGTGATTGACGAGATTACCAACAGCCAAATTGATAATTTATTCAAAGACGAATAGGAGGGGATAATATGAAATTTTTGAGTTATGACGGTCTGCTTTATTTTTGTCAGAAGATTAAAGCTTTGCTGGCGGGCAAGGTAGACAAGGTTGATGGCAAGGGGCTTTCGACCAATGATTACACCACGGCAGAAAAGACCAAACTGGCCGGCCTGATGAATTACATCCACCCGACAACCAGCGGGAATAAACATATCCCTGCAGGCGGCAGTGCCAACCAGATTTTGGGTTGGAGCGCGGACGGCACCGCTAAGTGGGTAAACGAAAAGGATACCACCTACAGCGTGATGAGCGGCGCAACGGTTGATGCGGATGGCAAGAGCGGATTGGTGCCCAGCCCGACGAAGGGTGCGCAGCGCTGGCTGGATTCGACCGGTGCTTGGACGACCCCGCCGAACACCACCTATGGAGCTGCAAGCACCACGAGCGCTGGCCTGATGAGTGCCGCCGATAAGAAGAAGCTGGACGGTGTTGCGGACGGTGCAAACAAATACGTACATCCAGCCACAAGCGGCAACAAGCACATCCCGGTAGGTGGTTCTGACGGCATGATCCTGGGCTGGAGTGCCGATGGTACGGCCAAGTGGGTTGCCGATAAAGATACCACCTATACTAACTTTAAGGGTGCGACTGCTGATACGGCTGGTAGTTCCGGCCTGGTGAACGCACCTGCCAAAGGGCAGCAGGGATTGTATCTGCGCGGTGATGGCACCTGGGCAACCCCGACCAATACCACTTACAACGATGCAACCCAGAGCGCACACGGTTTGATGACCGCCGCTGACAAAACAAAACTGGACGGCATTGCTGCCGGTGCCAACAAGTATGTACACCCCAGCTATACCGCACATGACAGTGGCCTGTACAAAATTACTGTGGATGCGACCGGACATGTAAGCGCTGTGACTGCGGTTGCCAAGGGCGATATTACGGCATTGGGTATCCCCAGCACCAACACCACCTACAATGATGCCACCCAGGGCGCCCATGGCCTGATGAGCACTGCCGACAAGAAGAAACTGGATGCTTTTGGCGCGGCAAGCACCTATGCCCTGAAGAGCGACATTACCGCTATGTACCGTTACAAAGGCAGTGTGGCAAGCTATGACAAGCTGCCGACCAGCGGCCAGACCATTGGTGATGTATACGACGTTGGCAATGGCATGAACTATGCCTGGAATGGCGAGAAGTGGGATGGACTGGGCCAGGTGTTTACCATTGATGCGATCCAGAACACTGAAATTGATACCATTTTGGCATCTTAAAAACTAAACCAAGAGGAGGTGTGGTAAAGTGGGATATTTGAATAACGCAGGGTTGAGCTACCTTTTTGGCAAGCTGAAAACCATTTTTGCGCCCATTAGCCACGGGCACGGGGGAGCTACACAGAGCGCGGCTGGCTTTATGAGTGCAGCCGATAAGAAAAAATTGGATGGGATTGCCGAGGGGGCGAACAAATACAGCCTGCCCACGGCGACCAGCAATGTGTTGGGCGGCGTGAAAACCGGAGCGAACATTACAAACAACAGCGGCGTGCTTAGTGTGACAGCGGCCAATGTAACGAATGCACTGGGATACACCCCACCCAAACAGGACACAAACACATGGCGGCCGGTTGTGAACAACTTGACCAGCAGCGTGACCGACCAGAGCCTTGCGGCAAACCAGGGTAAAATCCTGAATGAGAGCAAGGCCGCCATGATTGTGTTGACAAATGAGAACTTGAACGATGTGGTGACGCCAGGATTTTATAGTTCTGGCGGCGGCAACAGCGTGACAAATAAACCAGGTAACGTAGACCATTTTGGCTTGATTGTGATTCACCGGGCAAGTGGAAATTATTATACCCAGATTGTTTACAGCGACAGTGCCGCTTACCGCCGCCATTGTGTAAACGGGACCTGGAGCGGATGGGTACAGGACAAGCTGACAGACACCGACACTTGGCGCGGCATCCAAAATAATTTGACCAGCGACAGTACGACCGATAGTTTGAGCGCAGCGCAGGGCAAGGCGCTGAAAACCCTGGTGGATGGCAAGGCTGCTACGGGACATACCCATAATAGTATAAAAGACATAGGCAATAAGTCTTCAGATACAACATTTGCTTATTCAAAAGCCGGTATGAGTTATACAGATTACACTTGGCTTGCTGGCTGGAATGGGTATGAACTTCGTGCTGTAAACAAGGATCAATTTGCTACTGCCGGGCATACCCACGACGCAAGCGTACTTATTAACAATCTCTCTATTGGCGATTCCACTCCGCAAGATGACGACTATTATGTATCTCAGTATGCGGGAGGTGGAACTACTTCAACCACATACCACCGACGACCAGTAAAAGCATTATGGAGTTACATCAAGGGCAAGGGTGACGTTATTTATCAGCCAAAGGGCAGCTATGCTGCATCGAATCATACCCATGATGATCGGTACTATACAGAGGCGGAGATTAACACGAAGCTGAAAACCAAAGCTGATACGCACAGCCATCCATACCTACCGCTGGCGGGCGGAACTGTGACGGGTGTGACTGCGTTTACAAATACAACTGCGTCTACAAATAAAAGTACTGGCGCTGTGAAGGTAAGTGGCGGTGTTGGTGTTGCCGGACGCATGAGCGCCAATGAGGTTATGATTGGCGATGGATGTACACTGCGATACGATGCAACAAACAAGTGTGTGAATTTTACGTTTAGTTAAGGAGGCGGCGCGATTTGGCTTTGCAATTATGGCTGCCGCTGAATGGAGACACCCGGCAGCTGGGGCTGAATGGAACCACAATAAGCGGTGCGCCAAGCAGCTGGGGCAACGGCAATATGGGGAAATGCGCCACGTTTGCTGGAAATGCGGTGATTAAAACCGCCAGTGTGCATGATTTTGATTATCTGGATAATTTTAGCTGGGTGGTATGGGTAAACACGAATTATACCGGAACGGCTACCCAGTATGTGTTCTCTGTTGGACGAGTAGATTATTCTACATTTGGCTATGGGCTGGAAGTTAGAAGCATGACACAATGCCTGGCGTGGTTTGGCAGTACAACTTGGACATTTAGCGTAACGGGCGGCCAGTGGACCCACGTTGCGTTTGTTAAAAGTGGAACGAACATCAAGATTTATGTGAACGGTGTGGTACAGGTTAATGCGGCTTTTAGCGGAACGGCACCGACATTTGCGGACAGTATTGGTGTTGGGATTGGGTGCTTCCATTATTCTGGAGGTAATATTTATTATTATAACGGTTCTATCGCTGATTTTCGTATTTACGATAACGTTCTCACCCCTAAAGAAGTTCACGAGATTGCACAAGGGCTGTGCTGTCACTATCCGCTGAATGACCCGTATGCAACAGGGAGTATTAACAAATATAGTGGAGATAATTTTGAGGGGAAGCCGAGCGGTAGTAGCTATACTGTGACCAAGCTGGCAAATGAACGCGGGTATAATTACAAGCTGAGTTATACAGGAACCGGTAATAATACCTGGCCTAATTTTTACTTCCCTACTTTTAGTTTTACTGCTGGCAAGACATATGATTACAGTTGCAAGGTGCGGTGCCACAGCAAGAACTTTAACATTAGCTTTAGAGCGGCACACATCAGTAATGACTGGGTTACGAGCATGAAGACGATCACGGTGGCGGACAACCAGTGGCATGAATACCACATCCAGATCAAGCTGGACGCAAAGTACACAAGATCCGGCACAGAGTATAATACGAAACCACTGGTTGAATTTTATTCCGAAAGCCTTGCAACTAAGGATATGGTTTACACTTGCGATTTTGACTTGAAAGACGTTTGTGTAAGTGAGTGCAGTACGGCAGCAAGTGGAAGCAATGGCAGCTGGGCGGATAACACGGTGTATGACACGAGCGGAATGGGAAACCATGGCAGTGTTACAAGCGCTTGCCGTCCGGTTTTGGCTGGGAACAGCCCGATGTATGATAAGTGTTATGAGTTCCCTTATAAAAATTATATTACTGGGAAAATGCCGTTTGGTGGGCAGGCTGCGAGCAACTTCACGATTAGTATTTGGCTGAACCAAATTGAAGGCGGCGCATATTCTACTTGGTTGAACAGTAACGGTTATGGCGACTCCGGTTTGTGGCTGGCAGTTAATACCGAAGGCTGTGCGCAGTGGGGATACCGTGGAAGCGTTAGCCCGAATTATGTGAAAGGCGGAAGTAATATTGCGGTAAATACCTGGCATTTGTTCACTTATGTATACAAAGAAGGTGTAGCGACCTGGTATTTGGATGGCAAGAAAAATTGCAGCGCTACCTATGCAGATAAAACAATAATGCCTGCGGGCACATTTACATTGGGTGACAGTTATGCGGGAAGTGATTGGAATACAAATTTCCATGGCAAGCTTTCCGATTTCCGCATTTATGCTACTGCTCTATCGGACGAGGACATTGCAGAGCTATACAACACACCGGTTTCAATTACAAGCACCGGAACGATGATGACGAAGGGAGAGCTGATTGAAACATGAGTGTGGGAGTGAATAAAAGTGGAGTTGTGAATGCGGGAAGTTTTGTAGAGACAAACGGCACTATGCTGAACACATTTATGAGCGAAGGATATACACCAACTGCGTCTGTTAAAAATTCATGTATGGAACGAACGATCACAGGTTTTGTTGTTGACAAGGAATATTACATTGATATGGATATTGTTTGGAGTGGGTTCACAACTGATGCTGCAAGCAATTTTGGAATGTGGGCGCAGGGCTCTGTTTATAATGGCTCAAATTGGTCTTGGAATTACGGAAACCCGATGGCATCAAAAATCGGCAATCTTACTTCTTTAATGCTTAGTTCTAACAGTGGAACAAAACATTTTAAGGTGAAATTTACGGCAGAACAACCAGGATATGAGCTTGGTTGCCGAGCAGATTATTCCAACGGCAAAGGAACGATAACTTATAAAAATATTCGCGTTGTACCCGCAGATTCTTTTGTAGACGGCGCAATAAACAGCGGACGAATACTTGTTAATTCAATCGCAATGGATAATTTCATCGAAAACTGACGGAGGTGATGGAATGGCTCAACTTTCTAATTTGATTGTAAATGGCGTGACACGCCTGCTTTCTAAGCTTTATGTCAGTGATTCTGTCACTGCGCCTAATTTTATCGGTAAACTGACAGGCACTGCTGCAAAGCTTGGAAGAAACGGAGACGCCGATACCCCTATGACATTTAATTGGTCTGGCAAAGATGGCCAGCCGACATGGCTTTGGGGTGGTGAGAATGGGTCAGACATGTATGTGTATAACCCATCAAATTTCAGTGTAAAGAACGCTAAGGCGGCTGGGTCTGCTGATTCTGCAACGAAATTGAGTTCGAGTGCAGGCAGTGCGACACAGCCGGTTTATTTTAGTGATGGCAAACCGGTGGCGACTACCTATACACTGGGTAAGAGTGTGCCGGCGAGTGCTGTGTTTACCGATACAAATACATGGCGTGGGGTACAGAATAACCTGACCAGTGATGCCACAGACCAGAGCCTGAGTGCTGCACAGGGCAAAGTATTAAAAGGTCTTGTTGATGGGAAGGCGCCAAGTGGGCACACACATGATGACCGGTATTATACGGAGTCTGAGATTAACACGAAACTGGCTGGTAAAGCTGACAGTGGACATATCCATCTACAAGGCACAGAATCCGGTAAAGTTGACTGGAATACATTGAAGACGTTTGGTGTTTACAAGATTCAGAGCTGCACCATGACAGCTGATTATCATGCGCCTGTTGATGAATATGCTTTTGGAATCTTACAGGTGTTGGACAGTGAAAATGGCGGTAGTGAAAATCGTATCATCCAGATTTATTGGCCACACAGGACATCGCAAGGTGCGCATCTGTGGTATCGTATGCACAACAGTTCTAATATGAGCGACGGATGGAGTAACTGGACAGCCATTACGGAAAAGCCCGCTACCGCAGGAGTTGCAGACTCTGCAAGTTCTGTTGCATGGGTTAATGTCACAGGCAAACCGAGCACCTTTACGCCGAGCAGCCACACCCACAATTATGCTGGGTCCAGCAGTGCAGGCGGTGCCGCAACGAGCGCCAACAAGGTGAACAATGCTTTGACGATTAACCTGAATGGGACAAGCCAGGGTGCATGGGATGGCAGCAGTGCGAAATCTATCAGCATTACGGCAGCCAGTGTTGGCGCAACAAGTGTGACAATTAGCAGGTGGTGATTTTTATATGGGAGTTTATTTAGGAAGTACGCAGGTGGATATGCAGGGCGGCTTTGTGACGGGTGGTGCAAGTGGGGCGAGTTTGCAGAGCA